ATGACTAGCACTGCCCCCGCATTTCAACTCAAGGGCAACCCAGAGCAGCAAGAAGCCATCCTCTCCACCGATGGCCCGGTGCTGATCATTGCTGGCCCCGGCTCCGGCAAAACCTTCACGCTGGTTGAGCGCATCGTCTACCTCATCACCCAGAAGGGGGTAGCTCCTGAGTCGCTGTTTGTCGTCACCTTCACCGACAAGGCCGCGCGCGAGCTGACCACGCGCATTTCCAACCGGCTGACCGATCTGGGCATCAAGTTCAACCTGAACGAGATGTACCTCGGCACCTTTCACTCCATCTGCCTGCGATTGCTGGAGGACTTCCGCGAGTTCACCCGGCTCAAGCGCAGCTTCACGCTGTTCGACCAGTTCGACCAGCAATACTTTCTGTACCAGCGCATCAAGAACTTCCGCGAACTGCCCGACGCCCAGCTCGTCATGGGCGACGACCAGACGGGTCGCTGGGCGCAGTCGGAAAACCTGCTCAAGTGGCTCAATAAGGTCAGCGAGGAGGCGCTTGACGTTGCCACGCTGGCCACCGCCCCCGACGTGGAAATCCGCGCGCTGGCCGCGTGCTTCGCCAAGTACCAGGAACTGCTGCACGAGAACAACTCGCTCGACTTCTCCGGCATCCAATACGAGGCGCTGCAACTGCTGGAGAAGCGCCCCGAAGTGCTGGCGCAGGTGCGCGAAAAGCTGTCCTACCTGATGGTGGACGAGTACCAGGACACCAACACCATTCAGGAACGCATCCTCCTGCTGTTGGCGGGCGAGAAGAAGAATCTGTGCGTGGTGGGCGACGACGACCAGGGCTTGTACCGCTTTCGCGGCGCGACCATCCGCAACATTCTGGAGTTCCCCGCGCTGTTCGACGACGGCCAGTGCAAGCAGGTCAAGCTGACCGTCAACTACCGCTCGCACCCGGACATCATCCGCTTCTACAACGAGTGGATGAAGGAACAGCAGTGGGACGACGGCACGCGCGTCTTCCGCTTCGCCAAGCAGATCGTGCCGCGCGAGGACGACTTCCCCGACGTGCCCACGGCGGTGCGGCTGGCCGCCAGCGACGACAAGGGCGACACCACCAACTGGCACGCCGAAGTGCTGGCCTTTCTCAATGGCCTGAAGGCATCCGGCAAGCTCACGGACTGGAATCAGGTCGCCTTCCTGTTCCGCTCGGTGAAGAACGACAAGGTGGTGGCGCTGGCGCGTTTCCTCGAAGCGCAGGGCGTGCCCGTGTTCTCACCCCGTTCAAACATGTTCTTCGAGCGTGAGGAAATCCGCCTGATGATCGGCGCGCTGATCTTCCTGTTCCCGCAGTTCCCCAAGGTGCGCGCGTGGGCCGAAGGCGTGCATCTGGACATCTGGGACTACTACGACCAGCTCTGCTTCAAGCCCTTCACCGACGAGCTGCGCAAGCCGGAAAACAAGCCCTTGCTGGATTGGGCACGTCCGCTGGCCAAGCGCCACGCCGTGCTCACGCAGAACACCGACTACGCCTTCTCCGGCCTGTTCTACCAACTGCTCCAGTTCCCGCTGTTCTCGCGCTTTCTCACTGAGGAGGCGGCGCAAGGTGTGGACAAGGGTCGCGCGGCGCGTAACCTCGGCACCTTCTCCAAGCTGCTCACCAAGTTCGAGTACCTGCATTTCGTCAGCGTGTTGAACCCGGAGTGGCTGGAGAAGAACATCCGCGACCTGTTCAACCAGTTCCTGCGCTTTCTTCAGGACGGCGGCATCGGCGAGTACGAGGACGAATCCGAGTACGCGCCCAAGGGCTGCGTGTCGTTCCTGACCATCCACCAGTCCAAGGGGCTGGAGTTCCCGGTGGTGGTGTGTGGTTCGCTGGAGGCGGTGCCGCGCAAGCAGTACGGCGCGCTGGATGTGCTGCTGGAGGATGGCGGCTACCTTTCCAAGGAGCGCTTCGAGCCGCTCGACCACATCAAGAACTTCGACTTCTGGCGGCTGTTCTACACCGCCTTCTCGCGTGCACAGAACCTGCTGGTGCTGGCGGCGCAGGAAAAACAGGGGCGCGGCAAGTCGCCGTCCAAATACTTTGAGCGCCTGTTCTACGAACTGCCCCGCTGGCGTGACGTTGATCTGTCGGCATTGACCTTCGAGGCCGTCAAGCAGATCAACCTCAAGCGCGAATACTCGTTCACCTCACACATCACGGTGTTCGAGAACTGCGCCGAGCAGTACCGCTTCTTCAAGGATCTCGAATTCGCGCCCATCCGCGAGAGCCCGATGCTGTTCGGTACCTTGGTGCACCAGACCATCGAGGACATCCACAAGACCGTGCTGCGCGGCGAAGAGGCCAGCATCACCTTCGACACCATAAAGGGCTGGTTCTCGGCGAACTACGCGATGCTGTCGAAGAAGGAGCGCGTGTACCTCGCGCCCAGCTCACAGCAGGCGGCGCTGCTGCACGTCGTGCGCTACTACGAGCGCGAGAACGGCAATTGGGATCGCATCAAGGAAGCCGAGGTCGAGATTTCGCTGGTCAAGGATCAGTACATCCTCAAGGGCAGCGTTGACCTGATTCGCGGCGAACACGGCACCGTCGAGATTATCGACTTCAAGTCGGAGAAGAAGCCCGACATGGAGAAGGATCGGGAGCGGCTGCGCCAGTACCAGAGCCAGTTGGAGGTGTACGCCCATCTGGTCGAGGAGCGCACCGGCCAGAAGGTCAGCCGGATGCACCTGTATTACACCGGCGAGGACGGTGGGAACCCCTACGTCTCCTTCAGCAAGGACGACCGCGCCATCGGCAAGACCATCGCGCGCTTCGACGACATCGTGGCCCGCATCGAACGGCAGGACTATGGCATTGCGACACGCCCGGCCAAGCTGTGCCTGAGCTGTGACATGCGCGCCTACTGCGACAACAAAAACTGGAAATTCAGGAACAGCAACTGATGAGCAAGAACACCACCGCGCAGGAAAGCCTGCAACTGGCCACGCCCGATGGCGGCACCACCAACGTCGAGAAGTACGAGTTCGAGCCGATCAAGGGCTACCCGATGCTGAACTGGCGCGGCAAGCGCCCGTTCACCTCGACGCAGTACTACCCAGCGCAGTTGAAGGAAGTCCACGGCGAAGAGGTGGACGGCTGGCGCAACAAGATTTTCTGGGGCGACAACCTGCAGGTGATGAGTCACTTGCTCAAGGAGTTTCGGGGCAAGATTGATCTGATTTACATCGATCCGCCGTTTGATTCACGTGCTGATTACAAGAAGAAGATTGAGGTCGGCGGGAACAGAGCTAGTTCAAGCGCATCCAGCTTTGAGGAAAAGCAGTATGGAGACATCTGGACTAACGATGAGTACCTGCAATTCATGTATGAGCGCCTTGCGCTGATGCGCGAGCTCTTGGCCGAGACTGGCACGATCTACGTCCATTGCGACTCCAAGAAAGGGCACCACATTCGTTGTCTCTTGGACGAGTTATTCGGTGCCGAGAACTTCGTCAATGAGGTGACATGGCACTACTACAACAAAATGGCTCCCGACTCGAAATGCTTTCCGCGAGCGTCTGACAAGATACTTGCGTTCTCCAAGACAGTCGGCAATCACACTTTCCATAAGCAGGTTGAAGAACGGGACAAGCCCGTCAAGCAGCTGGTTCGCAAGTTTGTGGACGGAAAAGCCATCAATGCACGGGATGAAGACGGTAACGTCATGTACCGTGAAACCAGTGAAAAGCGAGTTGATGATGTGTGGCGGCTATCCATGCTTCAGCCAGCCGACAAAACTGAGAACACCGGCTACCCGACACAGAAGCCGGAAACACTTGTGGAGCGCATCATTTCGGCGTCATCTAATCCGGGGGACATTGTCTTTGATTGCTTTATGGGGGCGGGCACAACCCAGGCTGTGGCAATGCGACTTGGTCGTCGATTCATCGGCGCGGACATTAATCTCGGGGCGACTCAAACGACTACAAAACGCCTGATTCGAGGGGGTGAAGAACTGAAGCAAAAAGAGTTGGGTGATGAAAGTATTTTTACAGGCTTCGAGCTTTACACCGTCAACCACTACGACATCTTCCGCAATCCCGTTCAAGCCAAGGAACTGCTGATCGAAGCACTGGAAATCCAGAAGCTGGAGTTCAGCACCGTGTTCGACGGCGAGAAGGACGGGCGCATGGTGAAGATCATGCCCGTCAACCGCATCGCCACGCGCGCCGATCTGAACGAGCTGATCGCAGGCTTCGACTACAAGGCGTGGGAGCGCAAGCAGCACGAAAGTCCGAACCGCCCGGTCGAGAAGGTCACCCTCGTCTGCATGGGACACGAGCCCACCTTGCGGGCGGAACTGGAACTTGCCGCCAAGCCCTTCAAGATCGACGTCGAAGTGGTGGACATCCTGCGCGACAAGGCCGATCTGGAGTTCAAGCGTGACTCGCAGGCCAAGGTGTCCGTCAAGAAGGGCGAGTTGGTCATCGAGAAGTTCTACCCGATGAACCTGCTGCAAAAGCTCTCGCTGCAGAAGGAAGCGGTCGAGGACTGGAAGGAACTGGCCGAGTCGGTGCTGATCGACTGGAACTACGACGGTGCGGTGCTGCAACCGGCAGTAGTGGACATCCCCGGCAAGAACGAGATGGTCAAGGGCACGTACAAGGTGCCGGAAGATGCGGGCACCATCCGCGTGAAGATCACCGACCTGCTGTCGGAGTCGTGGGAAGGGAGCGTGGCCAATGGCGACTAAACGCGCAGCCAAGGCAGTCAGCGCGTCGCTTGACTTCGCCTTCTTCCAGTTCCTCTGGCAGTTCTATCAGGCCAACCGGGGCACCATCCGCCAGCACTACAAGGAGCTGACGCGCAAGTTCCTCGACTTCAACAACCCAGATCGCAACCCCAAGGCCTTCTTGCGCCAACCGCAGTTTGAGGCGCTGGAAACCTACGTCTTCCTCAAAGAGTTCCTCGGCAACGCCAAGGTCGAGGAGATCTTCCAGCAGTGGTTCGAGAAGCAAGGCCGCTTTGCCGACCGTGCCGAGGGAGGCGTGGTGTCGGGCAACGCGGGCCAGGTCGGCCTGTTCGACAAGATCACGCAGGATCAGTACAAGGCCGTGTTCGCGGCGATGCGCAAAAACTCGCGCGCCTACCCGAACTACATCTTCGCGCTTACGATGGGCACGGGCAAAACCATCCTCATGGCGACCTGCATCTTCTACGAGTTCCTGCTGGGCAACAAATTCGAGAAGGACGCACGCTACTGCCACAACGCGCTGGTTTTCGCACCCGACAAGACGGTGCTGCAATCATTGAAGGAGATCGAATCCTTCGACATGACCCGCGTCGTGCCGCCGGAGTACGTCAACTTCCTGACCACGCATCTGCGCTTTCACTACCTCGAAGAAGCGGGCACCTCGCTGGATACGCTGGATCGCTCGCGCTTCAACATCATCGTCTCGAACACGCAGAAGATCATCCTCAAGCGCCAGCACAAGGAGAAAACCTCCGTTGACAAGCTGTTCGGCGCGACAGGCGAAACCCTCTCAGCCACTGGCGTCTATGCCGATGCCGCCGATCTCTACAACTTCGACCAGCCGGAAGAAGAAGGCGAGCTGACCACCAACCAGCGCTTCGAGAAGCTGCGCCGCCTGGAGCAGTTGGGCATCTACGTGGACGAGGCCCACCACGCCTTCGGCAAGGCACTGGCCAAAGACATGGGCGTGGGCGCAAAGGAAACCGACACCAGCCTGCGCACCACCATCGACATCCTCGCCGCCAGCTTGAACGCGGCGGGTACGCGCGTGGTGGCTTGCTACAACTACACCGGCACACCCTACGTTGGGCGCGAGGTGTTGCCGGAGGTGGTGTACGCCTACGGACTGAAGGAGGCTATCGACAAGGGCTTCCTCAAAAAGGTGACGCTGCACGGCTACGCCAACACCCGCACCGACGAGTTTGTGGACATCGCCATCGAGAGCTTCCTGAAGGAATCGGGCGAGCTGCGCCCGGAAGGGTTGTTGCCCAAGCTGGCGTTTTTCGCGGCCACCGTGGAAGAGCTGACCGAAGAGCTGAAACCTGCTGTCGAGCGTGCGCTGCTCAAGCACGGCATCCCCACCTCGCGCATTTTGGTCAACGTGGGCGACAGCAAGATCACCACCAACGACGACATTCGCGAGTTCAACCGCCTCGACACCGAGGGCTCGGAAAAGCAGTTCATCCTGCTGGTCAACAAAGGCCGGGAAGGCTGGAACTGCCGCTCGCTGTTCGGCGTGAGCCTGTTCCGCGAGCCCAAGTCCAAAGTGTTCGTGCTGCAGGCCACGATGCGCTGCCTGCGCGCCATCGGGCAGGCCCAGCACACCGGCCACGTCTTCCTCTCCGACGACAACCTCAACACCCTGAACGACGAGCTGCAGCAGAACTTCCGCATCAGCGCCGACGAGCTGCAACAGACCGGCAAGGACAAAGAGCGTGTGGAAGTGCGCGTGGTCGAGCCGCCGGTCAAGATCAAGCTGGTGCGCGTGCGCAAGCAGTACCAGATGCGCGAGAAGCAGCTCGTGCCCGGCCAAGCCTTGGGCCTCGACCGCGCCCACAAGGAAAGCTGGGGGCCTCTGGTCGAGAAGTACCGGCTGATCGAAACGCAACAGGACGGCCTGACCGCCGCTGACGCGGCCCGCGCCTCGGGCAGCCGCACCTTCGACCTGACCGACCGCCGCGAAAAGCGCACCTTCTCGCCGCTGACGCTGGTGGCCGAGGTGTCGCGCTACCTCAATCGCACCCCGCTAGAGATCGAGGATCTGCTCGACGCCACGAAGGAAGGCACCGCCGAGTTGGTGGCCATCACCAACGAGTTCAACGAGCTGCTGTACGACCAAATCATCCCGCGCCTGTTCCGCCAGCTCTACGACCTAGACGAGTCGCAGCAAACCGAGGAGCACGAGGTCGATCTGATCAAGCTGCCCCCGAACGGCTACTACGAGGTGTCGGCGGCGAAGGACAAGATCGTCCGCATGGGCGACACGCAGATCAAGGACGACGAGCGCGCCAAGAGCTTCCACCTCGACACCTACTGCTTCGACTCCGGCTCGGAAAACTGGCTGTTCTGGGATCTACTGCGCGAGCAGCGCGTGAAGAAAATCTACTTCACCGGCATGCTGACCCACGGACAGTCCGACTTCTTCATCCAGTACATCGACCCGGATTCACGCACAGTGCGCAGCTATTACCCCGACTTCATCTTCCAGCGCGAAGAGCCGGACGGCAGCCTGAAGTACGTGATCGTCGAAGTGAAGGCCGACAACCAGATCGAAGACGCCGTGGTGCAGGCCAAGAAGGACTTCGCCCAACAGATCGCGGTGGCCAGCGGGATGGAGTACCGGATCATGAAGTCCACGGACGCGGACAAACGCAACTTCCGGATGTTGCTGTAAGTACGATCAGTTGCCGGTGATTTCGTAATCGTAGGTGCAGGGAAAACCCAATGACCAAAAAAAGAATCTCAAAGAGCACGCTCTCAATGTTCCTTCGTACGAAGTGCGACCGTGAGCTCTATTTGTCCCTGCATGAAGATTCCGAGCTTGATGCACATGGAATGCCCGTTCCACTTCAGGCGCGCCCCGGAATTGGCGTGCTGCAAACTGCTGGTCGAGATTTTGAGGATGAACGTAATGATCAACTGATCCAGGCGTTCGGCGCGCTGGTCATCTATCAACCCGACAGGGCTGGTACGAACAAGCCCGTCAAAGCTCCGCTGGCCTCACTGCTCGGAAAGGTAACGGCACTACCCTCGATCATCCTGCAAGCCAAGTTCGAGCCGTCATCCTTTCAAAACAGCGTAATGGCAAACATCGGTCTGCAACCGGCGCAGGTTGCCCAAGTTCCGCCAATTGCAGGACTCATACCTGACATCATCGTTGTACGCCAAGCAAGCGCCGATGATGAAGAGGTATGCCCAAACGGATCTAGGAAACCGATAAATCCGGCGTCAGAGACACGCTGTGCGTTGAGCATCATTGACGTAAAACATACCAGCGAAGCAAACCCAAGCTATTCAGCGGAAGTGGCACTTTATGCACTTTTCCTTGCCAACTGGGTCGCCGATCAAGGACTGCAGGATAGTTACTTCGTCACGACTCGAAGCTATTTATGGACACGTTTCAAGCAGGGACAGTCTGCGCTCGATGGGGTGATGACTAGTGCTTCTGTAGCGACATCGAGTCAGTATCTGGACGCGCTAATTGCCGACAGCGAGGATGCCAACCTGCGCTTTTATCTACCGACTGTGCTGCATTTCTTCCGGGAGGATTTACTCCGGGTCATAACCGTTGGTGATAGCGCGCCCAACGGTTGGGCAAACCTTGAGTGGCACGTGGACGGTCGCTGCAGTGCGTGCGACTGGCTGGGACATGAAAAATGGGCGAATTCGAAGGATAAAGTGAGAATTGCGGCGCAGCCAAACCATTACTGCTATCCAGCAGCGAAGCTCACTGGGCACTTGAGTCAAATTGCAGGCATGACTCGGGGCGCGAGGAAAACGCTCCAGATCAACTCTATTCAGGACACTGCGGGAGCGGCGGCTGCCCCTTCTGCGCATCCTGCTTTTCAGCAACACAGCCACCTCAAGAAGGATCGCAGCCGCATTCCCGCACGTGCGAATGCACTCATCTCCTCGACGACTACAGTAGATAATTCTGCAGTGCTCGCAAGTTTGGCGCCTGCGCCGCAGCTCCATGCGGCTATCACAGTGAATTTCGACCCAAGTGCCGGGCTACTTACGGGCTTGTCGATATTTGGTCGCGCAACCGCATATGTATCGGGACAGTCCCCTCGTCAGTTTGCGCCGAAGTGCTTTGTCGTCGACCAAAAGAATTTGGCTGACGAATGGGTTGCTCTGGAGGGGCTGCTGTCAACCCTGTCGGACATGGTCGATCAGGCAGAAGCATTTGTTCGTGCCGCAAACAAGACGCCGCTAACTGCGCAGATTGCCTTTTGGGAGCAGCGACAGTTTGAAGAACTGTGTGCGGCGATGGGGCGGCATTTGCCAAGGGTACTGGGCCTGACGAATCGCAAAACCAAAGCGTTAGCCTGGCTGTTCCCGGCTGATGAGTTGATCGAGAAGCCGGATGGCGCTGTCAGCCCATGCATTGTCTTCATTGACGAGATTGTCCGACGAGTGGTCTTTGCGCCAACTCCCCACGTCATTACGTTGTTCGATACTGTCGAAACGTACTACTCGGGGCCGGGGCCTGTTCGTCTGGGAGATGCTTACTATCGGGAGTTTCTGACCAACGGCATTCCGAGAGAGCGGATCTACGAGATCTGGAGCAACGTCACAACCATCAAGCGAGGTTCAGTTACCGTCCCTCGAAACACGGTGATTCAGGAGTTCGGCAATGCCTTGGAAAAGCAATGCCGCGCATTGAATAGCGTGGTCGAGCGGTTGCGGACGGATTTCAAGGGGCAGTTGAAGGCTAATGCTCCGAAGTTGACGCTTTCTATACCCCAGGGCAGTCGTGACGTTGCGTTCGATGGCAAGCTGTGGATCTGGTGGGAGGAACTGCAATTTCAGACCAGGAAACTGGAATCTCATCAGCGCCTAGCGCTTGATGCTGAAGCATTGGAGGCAAGTTACGAGGCTGTACGCCTTACCAATGGCCAGCCCACGGGAACGCCGAACGAGTACCTCTATGATGTCCTGCCCGGGTCAACCGAAGCCAAGCTTGACGACAATGAGGGCTATCTTGCCTTGGGCAAAGAGGGATTCCCAGGGCTTCCACTTCAACGTGGAAAGGATCTGATTCCCGTCACAGCCCCGCCCTATTCTGGGCAGGGAGACACCCTTCTTACCCCGTTGTGGTCGGCGCTCTCTGTGACGTTGATGTCATTCGACCGAGGAACACGCAAAGCTGTTCTGAAATTAAGCAACTGGCGTGAGGCCGCATTCGCACCGTACCTGCTGGCCAATTCAACTGTCGACCTGCTGAACGATATTTTCATCACCAAAGGTCAAGGCTCATTCAAGTGGTATGAGACGGTCAAGAAAATCCTGGTCGCTGTTGGTAACCCACCGATTGCAGTTGCCGATAAAAATGCTGCCACTGCAATGGGCGCTAATGCGGCAAGGCCGGGTACCGCAGCCATCACTCCACTTGCTCGCATTCTTTGGGAGGCTGACGTCGTCCACGCCACATCGGTTATTGCTTCGCCTCAGGCCGCATCAGTAGCCGCCTACGCCAAGGCCAAGCACAACCTGAATGCCAGTCAGACTGATGCTGTTGCCCACGCTGCTGAAAAAGGTTTGACCATCATTTGGGGGCCGCCGGGAACCGGAAAAACTCAGACGCTTGCCGGATGCATCCATGGGCTCGTTCATAACGCTGCGCAGAGGAGTCAGCCGTTGAAGGTGCTGGTCGCCGGGCCGACCTATAAGGCAGTTGAAGAAATTATTAGCCGCGTTATTGAATCGTTAGATGCTGATCCCGCATGCCCGGCAGAGATCTTCGTGGGATATTCCTCATCGCAGACTCCTAAGCCTTTCGCTGCGGCCAATCCTCATTTGCGTGTTGAATCATTCAATCTCAGCCAATCCAACCAGGAAACGCAGGACTGCCTCGCTAGTCTGGCGAGCACTGAGACGGTCACCATTGTCGCCACTTCGACAATGCAGGCATACAAACTCGCAGACTGGGGTTGCGGTAGCTGCGTTGGCCCTGTTTTCGACGTCGTGATCGTTGACGAAAGCTCGCAGGTTCAAGTCACCACAGCAATTTCTCCGCTTGCTACTTTGAAAGAAGACGCCCGACTGATCATTGCAGGCGACCATCTTCAGATGCCTCCCATCATGGCTCTGGAACCACCCAAAGGTGCCGAATATTTGGTGGGCAGCATCCAGAAATACCTACTCGAGCGGCCGTTTGGAAATCAGATCACTCCGTGTCCACTTGAAGAGAACTACCGTTCGGCTGAAGACATTGTTGCCTACGCCCGCACGATCGGCTACCGATCGACATTGACAGCGTCGAACGGTGCAACGGGGCTTCATCTCTTGGCGACGGTGCCAACTTCTGCTTCTGGCTTTCCAGGAGCCTTACCTTGGTCGGCGTTGTGGCCGGATATCCTGGACCCCGCAAAGAAAGTTCTGACGCTGCTCCATGACGATGATCTGTCCTCCCAAAGCAATTCCTTCGAAGCCAAGATCGTCGCTGCCTTAACCTGGTGCCTTAGGCAGTCAGTGAGCGCAGAGCTGGACGGGCGAGGCACCGTAACGCATACAGCACCAACACCTGATCAGTTTTGGGGTCAATGTATTGGCATTGTGACGCCGCATCGCGCTCAGCGCGCCTTGGTGGTTCGCGAACTGCGGTCAATATTCCCATCCGATCCACCGGACTTGATCGACTCAGCCGTTGATACCGTGGAAAAGTTCCAGGGTGGTCAGCGACACACAATCGTCGTGACTTTCGGTGTCGGAGATGCAGACGTGATCATGGGAGAGGAAGCATTTCTGATGCAGCTCGAGAGGACAAACGTGGCCATCTCACGCGCGATGGCCAAGTGCCTGGTGGTCATGCCAATGACCCTCGCGGGGCATGTCCCACAAGACAAAAAGGCACTCGAAACTGCACATGCGATAAAAGACTACGTGGACGAATTCTGCAATCAGGAACTTGTTGATCAAATTTCGCTGGGGACAACATCGAGACAAGCGAAGCTGCGTTTCCACTACTAGCAGTTGCGGCAATCAAATTCTTTCGACGTGGAAATCGAATTCGACGGCGGCAGCAGATTCAGCTTTCATTTGATCTGCTTGCCGCTTTCCGACATCTGCTGTTTTTGCCGAGCGCGTAGACACCAATCGCCAATCGACTCCGGACTCCTCCAGCGAGGCTCTGAAAAGTTTTTTTGCATCAACCAGTGCGGATGGAATTATTCCGAATCGGACGTACATATGAAGCGAATCGGACGACTCCGCACTGTTGGCGATATTCTTCCAAACCTTGCCAAGTGATGCAGCAAATACCTGCTGTCCGCCATGATCCAGTTGCGGCCCAGCAGAGTAGTCTATGGATTCAGGCCCACCCAGAAACCAGTTTCTTAGCCACTGATCCTGAACATACGTCCGCATACCGTAGTAAGGAGGGGACGTGATCACAATCGACGGTGCCGTGCTGATCGACTGAAACAACTCCTCCGATTGAGCGTCTCCTTGCAAAACATGAGAAACGGGGCAAGGGGATGCTTGATCAAGTCCAGCTAGGCGTTCGATCTTTCGGCGCAGCACTCGGAGAACATCGATCTTTGGCGCTTTTAGGTTGCGCTCCTTCCAGAATCGAACTGCATAATCAGGCTTTGAGGCATAAGTCCTCGGCATCTGATTCGAAAAATAGCCAGCGTTCTCGACATGTTTGGGAAGTGGTCCGTGCAAGCACCCAAGTGCAGCGGCTCGCAAAATGGACGAAGCGTCCGTTTCATGTTTGAGCCCAAGCAATCCCTCGCGCAATGCGCAGATGTCACGAAGCGTGGATTTATGATAGGCCGAGCGGAAAAATGGAGTATCTGGTACGTCGGCTGGATCGGTAGCTGCGATCAATTTAGCTGCGAGCTTTAGCGGCTCCTCATGATCGCAACTCGCAAGTTTCGCTTTTGCAATGGCAACAGCGACAGGGGACGAGTCAATACCCCAAGCAGAAAGCCCAAGCCTTCGCGCAGAAAATAGAGTTGTGCCTCGACCGCAAAATGGATCGAGCACAGTCGGATCTTCCTTCAGATGTTTTTTTAGCACCCGGTTTGGGTACTCAAGAGGAAACATCGTAAAGTAGGGACAAATTGCGTTCAGCGCATTTTCTTTGTTGTAGGCTAAGGCCACGTTCTTGATACTTGTGCTTGGTCTGAATTTCGGATATAAGGCGCAGTTTACACGGCTATCAGCGTGTAGGGAATGTTCTGAGCTCATGGTTTTGCCTCGGCTCGAAAAAAAAGCGTTCGACTTGCCTGCGAGTCTCAGCAGGCTCCGCAATTTTCTGTCTACGTAGCTTCATTGGCCTTGTTCCTTTTGGTGATTGGAGACCATCATCTCCATGACCCACCCCTGCAACGCCCTCAGTTGCTCGGCGTTCTCGTGGCAGGTCTGGTAGTTGGCCGCGACGGTTCCGGCGACGGCAGAGAGCGCAATGCCTGCGGGGGCCGCATCAGCATCTCCGGCGGGTTCGGGCAGATCACCGGCGGCGGCAGCGTCGTGCAGGCGCACAAAGCCACGGTTGATAGTGCAAGCAGCATCGGCTTGGACGGGCACATAGACGGGAACCTCCTTGATGATGGTGTCGCCCTTCTCGCGGACGACGCGAACGCGGTCGACGTACTCGGTGACGACCTTGACGGTGGCTTGCGCCTGCCGCTCGCGGACGGTGGCGGCTTGCTGGGTCTGTTGCTGGACGGCAGCGTCCCACTGGGCCTGAACGTGGCTCGCGCCCTTGATCCAGCCGACGCCGATCAGGGCAGCGGCCAACGCAGCCATGGCCAGCCAGCGGTACAGCCACGGAATCAGTTTCATGGCGCTTCCCCGATGCACTGCCGGTACTCGGCTTCGCGGCGCTTGACCAGCCCGCCACACAGGCGCGCGTTCGCAGGCAACGCACAGTCCTTGCCCTGAAAGAAGCGCCAGCGCAGCAGCTCGGAACACGCCCCGGCGTAGTCCTCGGCGTTGAGCTTCCGCACCAGCGTGGACTGGCAGAACGCCCGGCTGCCGACATTGTAGGAGAAGCTGACCAGCGCGTCGTACTCGTGCTGGGCCAGCGGCGCGGTCACGCAGCTTTTCAGGGCACCCTCGAACTGCTGCACATCCGTGAGCGCCCGCGCCAGCGCCTTCGGCGGCGTGATGGTGTCGCCCAGCTTCACGCCGGTCGTGGTGCCGAAGCCGATGGTCGGCACATCGCCCTTGACCGGAATCACCGCGCGGTCGGTATAGCCCTCGTGCAGCACGATGCCGACCAGTGCGGCGGCGGACAGCGTCAGCGCCGCCACGGTGCGCCGTTGCGGAGGCCGGATCATCGGTGCATCTCCGGCTGCGCCACGATGCGTGCCACGGTTGCGCCGATGCTGGCGGCGAAGGCCAGCAGCACGAACAGACCTCGCGGCAGCACGTCGCCAAAGATCGGCACAACCACTTCCGCCGCTGTGAAGGCAGCGGCCAACAGCGATAAGCGGATGCTCCACGCACGACGCAACACGCGCCGCCAGTCATCGAGCAGGCAGATGCGGCAGTTCATTGCGCACCTCCCATCAGCTTGAGCTTGATGGCGGCACCGACCAGCAGCGCAGCCAGAATGCCTGTGGTGATGACCTTGACGGCGGTCTGCCACGCGGTGCGACGCGCATCGCGCCACGCTTCCAACAGATCGCGCAGCTCGCGGATGTCCTTGGCAGCGTGGCCGTTCTCCAGCCCGAGATGGGCAAGGCAGCGCTCGGCTCCGCGCTCGGCGGCACGGTCGAGCAGATCGTCAAAGTCCTCCTTGCGCAGCAGGAGCATGTTTTCCACAAGGGTGGCGGGTTGGGTTTCTTCGGTCATTGCAGTCTCCAGAAATGCAAAACCCGCCTCGCGGGCGGGTTTGTTTGAAATCGAACGGATGAATTCAGATGGCGACGCCTGCACTCCAACCTGCAGGCTTGTAGGCCGAGAGCTTGGCTTCGTCCTCGATGTAGCAAAGCCATCCCACCTTGGGCGGGTGGTATTCCCACACACCATTGATGCGCACAGCGATCTGGTGGGTTTTGCCCGCCCATGTGCCGGTGGCGGTAGCAGGCACGATGTAGCGGTCGCCGTTGGCCGGGCTGGCCGGTGGCGTGGTCAGGTCGCGGTCTTTGACGGACAGGCCCACGGTTGCGCCCAAGCGCTTCAAGTTGGCGTCCATGCCGGTGTCCCAGTCGCTTTCGCCCAGCGTCCAGCCGTAGGTGAGTCCAAGGTTCGGATCGGTCGATGACATGCTTATCTCCAGAGGGGTGCGGCTTGCCGGATGCGTCGGACAGCTTCCGGGTCGCCAGTGCGGTGGCTTTGCTGCGGGTGTTGCCGCCAATGCCGCCCGACGATGGGCAGGTGCAGTACACCGCCGCGCTTGGCCACCAGCAGCGTCAACAGCCAGTCGGCGAAGTTGTTGAGGTCGGTGGTCTCTGCAAGTGCAGCCTCGACGGCGGTACGGCGCATCACGATCAGACCGTGGACGTGGCTGGCGCTGTTCGCGTGCTGCCAGCGGCTGTAGGCCAGACGTCGAACCGCGATATCGCGGCCCGTTTCATCCATCAATGCCTCGTCGGTGTAGGCCATCACGGCTCTTGGGCAGGCATTCAGCGCATCCGCCAGTTGCGTGAAGGCGCTTGCTTCGTACAGATCGTCGGGATCGACGAAAGACACCAGTGGCAAGCTGCCCGCAGCAAAACCAGCGGCACGCGCTTCGCCAATGCGGCCCGCAATACCCGGCACGACGTGCAACTGGATCGGTGCGCCCTCAAGGTTGGCGATGCAGGCCTCACGCCATTCGGCAGGCTCGTTCAGTGCGAGCAGGTGGACATCGATGCGTGGTTCTGTTCTTGGTTTTGTCGATTCCATCAGATGCCTCCCCAATACTGTCCCCAGCGCAGGCCGTAGCCCGCGCGATCCACTTCACGTACCTGCGGCTGCCAGCTTTCCAGCCCGTCACGCTCGGCGACGATTTCCAGCGTGACGCGATCACCCAGCGCACCGGCATCGACGGCGGCGCTGGCCACATCCCAGATAAAACTGCTGCCGGTGATGCCGGTTTTGGTATGCACCAGCGCATCGTTGCGATCCCGGATGTGAACCGTGTAGCTCACGCCCGGCTCTGGGCCGATGTCGCCCGCGTCCTGCTGCACGAGGTAAGCGGTCTGCTGTGTGCGGTCGCGGTGCGCCCACGCGATGGTGATGTCACCGGCCACCACGGCGGGCTCGGTCTGGCCATTGAGGCGGATGCGTCCGGGCGGATACGGCAAAGCCTGCCGACCGGTGAGCACCAGCGGCTGGCCGTTGCTGGCCAGCACCGCATCTCCCTGATCGGTGGATGTGCGCGGGATCGCACCGACGAACACCGACTCACCCGGCGCACGTTCCGCGCCTTCGGCGGCCAGCCATTCGCCGACGCCGATCAAGCGCGTACCACTGGCGTGGGACTGCGGCGTGGTGTCGAGCACCCCGCGCGCCAGATCGATGCGGGCGCTGGCGGCGTCGAAGGCCAGCACGGCCACGGCTTCGCGGATGTCACCAGCGGCATCAATCAGATAGGCGTAGCCGCCCACGGCCAGTCGTTCCGGCTGGCTGATGGCGGTCACCGGCACGCTGACGGCATCGGTTTCGCTGGCGGGCAAGGCAGCATCCAGCGTGAGCAGCGGCGCGTAGTCCTCGCTGGCCACGCTGTCGATGTCGCCTGCGGACGTGCCCGTGGCGAGTTGCCAGTTAAGTTGTCCCGCACCACCGGCAGCGGCCAAGGCACCGACCGCCGCATCGGTGTCGGTGAGGTAATCGAGTTCGGCCCGCGACAAGCTGCGCGCCAGTTCCCAGTACGGAATCTCCACCGCCAGCACCAGTGCGGGCGGCAGCGGCTCCAGCGTCGGCTCCTCGATGATGGGTGGCGGTGGGGTGAGCACGACGCTGTCCAGCCCGAACACGTCCTCCATCGCCTCTATGCGCCACTCCAATGCGCCCAGCGTGCCGGTGTCGATACCGGTCACGCGCACCACCATCTGGTCGAGGCCCAGACGCGGCCAGTTGAGCAGGAACACATCACCTGGCAGCGGCGCACGTTCCAGCGTGTCGCGCGCCACCGTCAGGGTCATTCGCGCCAGAGGTGAGCCCAAGGCGCGCAGATCCCGCAGTGCAAGCCGCGCGGCCAGCGGCCCGTAGTTGACGCCAGGGTAATCGCGGCGCTGGTTGATCACGCCGCCCTGCAACTGGATGGCGGCGAGGTTTTCCACGGTGACGGTGGTGTCGCCGCCGGTTTGCCAGTCGGTATAGACCACGGTCAGCTCGTTGGGCAGCTCGCCCCACTGCGCGCGCTCGAAGCGTTCCAACCGAACGATCTCGTCCGGCCCCAGCTGCGGCAGGCTGTCGATCCAGTAGTCGTCGCGCAGCAGTTTCAACTCGAACGTTCCTTGCTCCGGATCGGTGTAGAGGATGCCGCCGATGTGATCGACGACTTGCCCGATGAAGCTCTCGATGGGTTGCTGGCGCGTCCAGATCAGGTTCAGCCCGAAGCCCTCATCCGACAAGGCCCACGCCACGTTCCAGAAACTCCAGCCGATGCTGTCCAGCGGATAGCCCATACCCCAATGCGGGTCGGTCAGGCATTGCACGAGGATGTGCGCCGGGTTCATGCCGACGCTGACCTCGCGGCCCTGATCGTCGTCCCACGCGCGCACTTCGGCGTTCCACTCCATCCACGCAGCGTCGTGCCAGCCCGCCGTAAAGCGGCGCACGCGCACCGCCCACGGTTTGATGTAGGGGTTGTTGGCGGCAAACAGGACTTGCCGCGCCACCAGCGACAGCACGCCCCGGAAGGCCGGGATGGCATTACCGAGGCGCGCCATCAGGTAATCGTTGCGCCCTTGGCCGGGGTCGCCGGGCAGCACATCGATGGTGCCGACCACACCGCCTTCGCGCTCGTCGCCGCCAAACAGCGTCGGCTTGTTGATGGACAGACTGGTGAGGCCGTGCCCGCTGGACAGCGGCCCACGGTCGGCATCGCCCCACGCGGTGCGCTCGCCCATCTGGATTTCCTGCACGGCATCGACCGGCCCTTGGCACAGCACCAGATGCAGGCCCATGCGGTAGCGGTAGCCGACGGTTTGTTTCTTGCTGCTTCCGCCCATCAGTCGTGCTCCTGCCGGATGCGCGCGTGCTCGACCACCCGCAACGCCATCGCATCACCCGTGGCCAGCAAGGTTTCAGCCGTGCAGCCCTCGTGCAGGAAGGCGCGGAAGTCCAGATCGTGACGGGCGAACCAGACGCGCGTGCCGTTCACGCACAGGCCAGCGGCGCGCACGTCGTCGATGGTGACGGTCACGTCTGCGCTCACTTCTTGCCGCCTTTCTTGCGGATCGGGTCGGCGACCAGATCGCCGTACCAGACTACGTTGGCCCCGCGCAGCAGCACGGTGCCGAACACCACGGGGATCGGTCGGCCTTCTTCTGCGGTGGGCGCATCGACGTCGGACAGCGATGCCGGTTTGGGTTCGGGCGGTTTCGGCGCGAGCGCGACCGAAACCAGCGCCGCCACCACGATGACGACGAGGTACCACATGGCGATGTCTCCAGGGATTCAGAACACGCCCGTCGAAAACGGGTTCTTGCTCGGGATGGCGGGAAAGCCGCCGTAGTTGTCGAGGTTGTTGAAGCGCGCGGCGCACGTTGCCGTGCTGTGGTCGCAGCCGACCGTCAGCAGCACTTCGGTGCCCGGTTCGATGACCACCGGGTAGAGCAACTCCACGCCGCTGCCGGTGTCGCTGATGATCATGTGCCGCGCGCCATCGGGCGTTTGCAGCCAGCCACCGGCCAGGCCGCTGCTGACGCCACCCGGCACGCCGCCGTCGAGTTCGACACTGCGGCCATAGACTTCGGTGACGAAGGCGCTGTCGGTGATTGGCGCAGCACCGCAGGCATTGGAGTACAGGACGTGCGAACACTTGCGGCTGTAGAGCCTGCGTAGCCCGATGCGCTTCAAGCTGACCTGCGCCGATTCACAGCGGATGCGCGCCTGATCGTCGGCAATTTCCACACCCAGCACACGGCCCATCCAGCGCGTGCCGGACAGCCACCAGTAGTCGCCCCAGCTATCGCGCTGACCGATGCGCAAGGTGACGGCGGTGGTTTCGCCGGTCAGCGTGGTGGCCAGCAGATGTCGCACCAGTTCGCTGTTCGGTGGCAGCTTCAGTTCCAGCGCCGACTTGGCGGCCTCCGCACCCAGCGCCAGTTCGTTGCGTTCGATGGCAAGGCTCTGATAACGATTGCCGTCGAGATCGACGTCGAATTCGTGCGGGGTCAGGAAGAACTGGGCGGTGTTGCTGGAAAAGGCGTACAGCTCCACCTCCTGCAAAGGGTTCTGGCTCATGGTCAGGCAGGCTCGTAGGTGATGCGGTCGTTGCCGCGTGGTTCGGGCAACTGGCGCGCGGTCAGGGTGATCTCCACCAGCGTCGGGCTGTGCCAGTACAGGTCGATGGCGTCGTGGTCGAGGCGGCAACGGGCAAGACGAATGATTCGGCTGCCTTCGGGCACCCAATCGTCGAGGCCGGAGCGCAGCACCAGTACCGCATCGCCGTCCAGATGGCAGGTCGCCGTCAGGGCGTACTGCTGATAGCCATCCGGATGCACGATCAGGCAGGCGGCGGGGCGATGCCAGAAGGCGGAAAATTGCGCGGAGGCGTCTTTGCCATCCACGCGGATGAAACCATCGTCCGGATCGGCATCCGCCGTCACCCACAAAATCGGAGCCAAGCCATCGGGCAGCCAGAAGGCGTTGAGCCGCCCCTGCGTTTCCCACAGGCGGGCGCGCCAGATCTCGATGTCGTCCGGATTGCTTGCCAGATAGCGCCGCTGGAAGGTCGTGGTTGCCCACGGATCGTCGCGACGTACCCACGCATCGGCGGGCGAGAAATCCTGCCGGGTGATGGTGGCCGAGGCCACGGCGGTCGGATCGTCCCGCCAGTTGCCATCGGGCCAGACCGGCAGATCGTCCAGCCACGCATCGTCGAGCACATCGGCGTCCGGCGGTGGTGCCGGTTCGAGCAGGGCCACCACGTTACCGCCGACCATGCCCGGCACCCATTGGGTGAGATCAGCAGGATCGACGGCGCGGCCCCACACCAGCGGCAGCACCAGACTGCCCAGCGGCACGCCGCGCGCCAGCGGTTCGGTGAGCCACAAAGTGTCCGGTTCGACTTGCGTCAACTGCACCTGCTGCCAACCATCCGGCGCGATGAGCAGCGCCCAGACTTCGTCGCCTTGCCAGCCCTGCACGCCATTCCAGTCGAGCAGCAGCTCGGCGCGTGCCGGTGCAAAGTGCCGCCAGTCTGCGTCCTGCACGTTGAGCGCCAGCGCATCAGCTTCGGCAGACGTAGTCAGCGCCACGGCGTACTGCGGCAGTGGCCACCACGCGCGTTGGCCCAGATGGTCAGCCAGCCAGTCGGCTACCAGCGCATCGCTCGGACGCGCGTTGCCGACCTGATAGGTCAAGGTGCGGCGCGGCACCTTGCGGCGGGCTTGGCGCGATTCGTTACCGCTGGTCAGCCGCGTCACGCTGGTTTGCCACGCCAGCCGTTCGACCAGCGGCTCGGCCCAGTCATGGCGAAAGGCAAACAAGCCGCGCTGCGCCAGTGGCCACGGCGTATCGCCAAAGGCATCCATGCCGGTAGCGACGATGGCGCTCGAAGCCGTGTCCCGGCGCAGCACCTCGACCACGAACACCGGCCCGATCAGCGGCGGCCAGGGCTTGGCCAGCACTTCGGCCAGCCACGTCGCAGCACGATCTGGTGGCCACGGCGCGCTGACGGATTCTGCGGCGAAGTGATCGGCAAGGCTGCCAGCACCGGCGCGCGACAGCACCTCGCCGCGCAGTTCCGTCAGTGCATTGCCGGGAAGCGGCTGGCTGGACGTCTCCGTGACCTGCCGAGTGATGCGTCGGTCGGTCACGCCGACTCCACCCCGAACTCAGCGGCGTTGAAGGCCGCCTCTGTCCACTGCACGTTGCCGTTCGGGTTGCGCTCGAACAACGCGCACTGCCATGCCTGCTGTTCCTGCAGGATCACCTCGGGGCTGACGGCGGTTTGCGCGCCGCTGACCACGAGGCCCTTCAACTTGCCCAAGCCCGCATCGGTCTTGCGCGCCAGCATCGTCAGTTGCACGCCGAACACCGCCGGTGTGGCCATCACCGGCAGCGGCGCGACATCAAAGCTCTGGCGCAGTCCGGCGCTGGGCGCGCTGATGTGGGTGGTTTCATCCTCATCACTGACCGCTTCCCACGCAGCAGTGCCGGAGGGCGTCACCGTCCACTGGTTCAGACTGCCATCGGCCTGTGCCTGCAAGGCATCGACGCGCACGTCGCCCAAAAAGGTGTTGTTGATCGTTCCGCTGGTGTCTGCGATGTAGAAGTCATCGACATCAATGGTCAGTGGGCAGGACTGGCCGGGAATCGCGCCGAGGAAGGCGGTGAGCAACTGGCCGCCGCCTTGGATGGTGTTCTGCGCGGTCATCTGGATGGCCAGCACCCCGTTGATGCGCACCGACAGCACCCCGTTGCTCGTACCTTGCGTGACCTGCAACTCGATGTAGTGCCAGCCGCGCGCCGGGGCCGTGGTCACCGAGGTGGTGATCAACTGCTCGTAGCCATACTGCCAGCGGTAGAGCTTGAGCCGACCGTCCTCGCCGACCTTCACCAGATGCGCGACCTGCGCGTTGGCATCGCGCACGCCCAGCAACAAAGGCTCGGTGTAGGTGTTCTCGTAGGGCACGACACGGATCGACGCACCGATGATGAGGCTGGTCTTGGTGTTGTCCAGATTCTTGACGTAGCCGCCGCCCGAGCCTTCCGGCAGGCGCAGCGCAAAGGACGACGGACGCCGCCCCTGCACGCGGGTGGCCTGCGGCGACAGGTACGCCGCCTTGCCGCGCGCAAGCCACGGCTCGCCGAAGTCGTCCAGCGCCTGCGGGTCGTAGTGGTCGAAGCCGTCGATGAACAGCAGTGCCATGTGAGTTGCTCCTTGATTCAGCCATTCAGCGCCGAGCGGATCGCCCGCGCGTTGCGCCCGATGATGTTGACGATGACCCGCTCTCCGGCTGGCGTTTGCAGGTGGTCGTGGGTGACGCCCGGATCGATGGCGTTGACGATGCGCACCGCCTGATTCATCTGCGGCTGCGCGGGCGGCACCTTCACTTCCGGCACCAACCCGCCTGCCGCAAAGGCCAGCTCGCCACCCCGGAAGCGCGGCCCGACCGACAAGCCGTTGAGTGAGTCGAGAAAGGCCACGCCCACTTGCCGCACGGCGGCGGCGCGCACCACGTATTCGCCTGCCGACAGCCGCGCCGGAATCGAATCCGAGGTGGCGCTGCCGGGGCCGGACACCAGACCACCGCCCGCGAACTTCTTGATCCCGCCCAACAGCGCCATCACCGCAGCGACCATCGCCACCATTGCGGCAATGGCCAGCCCCGGGCCGACGACGGGAATGGACGCCTGCGACGCGGCCGCACCGGCACCGGCCTTGGCGGCATCCATCGACACCACGGCAGTGGTCTCGGTGGTTTTCTGGGCAACCTTGGCGGCGCTGGCGGCCACGTCGGCGGTTTGTTCCTGCTGGATGAAACCCAGCTTCATCGCCAGCATCCGCACCTGCATCGCCATCCATTGCTGGAAAGGCTGGATCACGATCTGCTGCAGGAAGGCGTCGGCCACCTGCTGGAAAATGCTCGCCAAGGCACTGCGCCAGGTTTGCGCGCCGGTGATCATTCCGTTCAATGCGCTGCCGAAACTCTCGCCGATGCGGTTCCACAGCGGAGCCAGTTCATCGACGGTGAGCCGGGTTCGCTCCAGTTCGTTGCGCCACGCCTGTACGCGGATCACCGCGTCCGGGCCGATGGCCTGCGCGGCCTGCTGCATGGTCGGCAGCAGACGTTCCATCTCACTGGCCGATTGCTGCTGCAAGGCGACGATCTGCTGGCGCGCCTGCGCTTCGGTCAGCAATCCCGCCTGCTGCTGGATGCCAATGGCTTCCTGTGCATTGCGCAGGCGTTCGGTGACTTGCTGCCACTGGGCTTCGAGCGCCGCCAGATTGGCTTGCGCGGCTTTGACGTCGATCAGCCGATCCACCAGCGACACGCCGTCGGCATCGCTTTCAGCGGCAAGGCGGGCGCGCAGATCGCGGTAACTGCGGGCAATCGCCGCCTGCCGGTCGGCATCGGTGGCGGTGCCGGTGATCTGCGCCAGTTCTTCACGTGCTTGCGCCAAGGCATCAGCCAGTTCGCGTTCGGCCTGCGCCGCCGCGCGAGCATTGGCCTGCTCGATGTCGGCGCGCCGATTGTTGAGCACGATCAGCTCGGCTTCCGCCTTGGCGACCTCGGCCTTCGCCTTGAGGCGGGCGGATTCGTCCTTGCCCGTATTGACCAGCCGTTGCTGTTCCGCGAGCGATGCCTGCACGCGGCGGATTTCCGCGTCAATCTCCTGCTGCTCAATCCGCGTCTTGGCGGCGTAGTAATCCTTCAGCGAAATCAACCGATCTTCGAGCGCGGCATCCAGCACCCGCGATTGACGCTCCAATGCGTCCTTGAGGAGCTTGAATTCCGCCTCGGCCTGCGCCCGTACCAGGGCCAGTTTGTCGGCCTGCACACCCTTGCCGGGAGCGGGTGGCGTCGGCGGTTGTGCGCGACCGAAGACGCCCGGCTGCGCTTGTTCGGCTCGGATGCGGCCAGCGATGGCCTGAGCGGCTTCCCCGACGTAGTCGCGCGTCACCGCATCGCGCACGGTGTCTGCGAGCGCCTCGCCAAAGTCATGCATCTCCTCAAGTCGGCGACCGAGGACGGTGCGTAGCGATGACATGGAGAAATCACCACTGAAAGCAGCGGCTACGTCCTGGCCCAAGGCCTGTGCCAGTGCCCCGATGTCGGAGAAAGCATTGCGGAAGCGCTCGACGAAGAAGGCCGCCGTGATGCCCACGACACTGCCGACCGCGTTGAACGCGCCGATGACGCCATTGACCATCGCGCGGATCGCCGTGCCGATGGTGGTGAGCGCGCTGACCATCACCTCGCGCACGCGAGCCCAGGAGAGATCGTTGACACCGACCAGTTGCCCAAGGGCGTCGACGACCGCAAGAACTTTCTCGACCACCAGTTCCCAGATGGCGACGGCGATCTGCTTGATCGACGCGCTCTTGCCGCCGAACTCGACCACGGCGTTGCGTGCCGAATAGAGCGCACCTGCCAGCAGCGTCACCGTGGTGACGATGAGGCCGATGGGGCCGCCCAGCAGTGCCAGCGCCCCGCGCAACAACCCTGCCGCCCGCCCCAGCAGCGTGGTGGACGCAACAGCCTGCGTCACGGCGCTACTGGCGGCGGTCGCTTGCAGCCGAGCCTTCGCCGCGTCAGCGACCAGCGCGCTGGTGGCGAGGCCTTGCGCGCGCGCCTGCGCCAAGGCGGCATCGGCCACGCGTACCCGTGCCAGCGCCTCGGCTTGGAGGGTGCGCAGGTTGGCCAGTCGCGCTGCTGCTTCGGCACGCGCAGCGGCGATGCTGGTGGCGAAGGCACCTGCCATCCGGCCAAAGGCGGCGACCAGCACGACGCCCGCCAGATGGATCAGCAGCTCCAGATGCTTGGCGACGAGCTGGATGGCTTGCGCCAGTCCTGCCGTCAGGCCGGAACTGGCATCGCGCTCGCCGAATGCGCGCTGGAAGGCGTTTTTCAGGCGAGTGAACGCTCCCGCGACGGTATCGGGCAGGCTCGCGTATTCCTCGGCGAGGCGTTCGCGCTGATTGAGCAAAGCATCGAGCACCGCCGCCGAGGTGATCTTGCCTTCCTGCGCCAGTGCCCGCAGCGAGCCCAGCGGCACGCCCATTCCGTCGGCGATGGCTTGCGCCAGTCGCGGCGTCTGCTCGACGACGGAATTGAATTCCTCACCGCGCAGTTGCCCCGAGGCGAAGGCCTGCCCGAGCTGCATCAGTGCGCCTGCTGCCGCCTCGCTGGATGCACCGGAGAGCGACACCGCCTGCCCGATGGCATCGGTGGCCGCCAGCACGTCCGCCTGCGAACGCCCCAGTGCCTGCACCGATGGTGCCAGCCGCGCATAAAGCGTGATGGTTTCCGCCAGTGGCGCACGGTTGCGCTGGGCAATGTCAAAGAGGGCCGCGTCGGCGCGATTGAACTCCTCTTGTGAGGTGACGGCGAGCTTGAGGCGGGCCTGCAGGTTCTTGTACTGATCTGCGACCGCCACCAGCTCGCGCACACCCAGCCCGATGCCGATGGCTCCACCAATACGAGACAGGACGGCACCGACCTGACCGGCCTGGTCGCGCAGTTGCGTCAGACTGCCATTGATCGACTGGAAGGCCCGGCGCGTCTGATCAACGGCGGTGATGAGGATCTGGGCACGGTTGTTCGCCATCGTTCAAACCTTGGACATTGCCTTGCGGATGGCCGCCGTCAGGCGGGGAAGCTCGACCCGCACCGCACGGTTGAGGTCGAAGCGTTTTTTCAGGTTCACGCGCTGCACCAGCACGGCAACGGGAATCTCCTGGCCACGCCGAAGGCGCTTTGTGCCACTGCGCTCGCGCTCGGCACGCCGAAACCGGGCCAGCGGGCGGGCGTTTTCGCTGATGTTCTCGGCCATCAAAATCTTCTGGCCGTTTTTCTCGATAAACCACGCGTTGCCGGATCGCATCAGCGCATTGATGACCCGGGCGAAGGCCTTGCGCCCGATGCGCTGGTGTTGCGGCAACAGCGGGATCAGCATCCATCCCTGAATCGTTCCGCCACGCTCATGAAGCCCCAGCCACGGCACCTTCGAGCCGAGGTAAAGGGCCGGAAACGCATTGGCTTTGCGGTCGAACACCTTGGCGTGCATCGAGCGCAGGAACTTGGGGCTGGCGGCGCGGAAGCTGGCGCGCATCTCTCCGCGCACCTGTGTGGCCATGTCTTTGCCGCTGTCGCGCATTGCACGGGCAACAGCAGCGTGGATGGCCTTGTGGGTATCGGCTTGCCAAACGTTGAAGCGCCGCCGATCCAGCAGGCCCTCGGCAACCAGATCAATCTTCATCACGCATTCCTTGCTGGAGTTCGGCCTGAAGCTGGCGGATGCCCTCGCGGCTACCTTGGGCGGCGGCGGTCATGACTGCCAAGTGGCTGGTGAGGCGCTCGAATTCGAGACGGCTATCGACAGCCAGAAAGGCATTCACCTGACCCAACGTGTACCCGAGGATGTCCGGGTGACGGTGGCCGCTGCGGATCAGGCGGGCGACGGCGCTATCCCAGGAGGACTGCCAACCGCGTTCGTCAGTGTGCGCAGCGTCGGCGCGAGTCGCTCGGCTGCGCCCTGAATGCTCGGCACGACCTGCGCCACGAAAAAATCCGCATTCACCTCGAACACGGCAGCGACCAGTTGCACCGCATCCTCCAACGACAGGTCGTTGACCCATGCGCGTTCGCGCCGGGTGGTGATGGCCAGCAAATCGAGCACGGCGTCACCGTGCCGACCCAGCAGCGCCATCCAGTCCGGGTCGGTGCCGATGTCTTCGGCCAGCGGGCGCACCACGGCCAGCAGCCGTGGCAATTCGCCCAGCCGGATCGGCGTCAACTCCAGCGCGGTACCGGAGAGCGTCACGACCACCGGTGCCAGTGGAAAGGTTTTGAAGTCATCCATCGCGTCATCCCTCACAGCAGCACCAGACGACCGAACTGACCGAGATCGCCGCCGACCGGCTTGGTGAGGTCGGCGAGCACTTGGCCCGACAGCTCGAACTTGAGCAGTTCGTCGGTGATGATCGAGAGTTCCTTGGCCGGGTTGATGGCCACGCGGTAGAGGTCGATCACCACCTCGCGGTTGCCGTCGGCAGTGTTGAGTCCCTCGAAGCGAATCCAGCGCTCGGGCAGCGGCTGGGTGAACATTGCCGTGCTCTGCGCCGCGCCATAGGCGTAATCGACGGTGAACGGTTCGGTGTACGGGCCGCCGGTGGTGGCATCCAGAATCACCAGCGAACCGTGCTTGGCATTGACGCTGTACTGGCTGGCAGGGAGGGTGTTGGGCGTGGCGTCCGAGTCCTGCACCTGCACGGCGGACACGTTCTGCATCGCCAGCGGGTAGAGGCTGCCGGGTGTGACCGGGTTGGGCAACAGCTCGCCGGTGACGGTGCCGGGCGTAATCGTGGTCGTGGTGCCGTAGAGCGCCAGCGCCAGATTGGTGGCGATCAGTTCTTCCAGCGTGCAGGCGAATTCGCCTTTCTTGGTCTTGATGAGTTGCAGGTCGGTCAGGCGCTGGCCCGACTGCGCTTCCTGATGCTCGATGGTATCCACCGACAGCGACACCTTCAGCTCGGGCACGTTGCCGACGAAGGTGAGGCCTGCCGGGTTGCCGAGGTCATCGCGCGCACCGATGTAGACGCGGCCTTGTCCAGAGAAGTAAGCCATGTTCAGTCTCCTTGAGAAATATGGGCGCTGCCGGACGTGGCCTCACGGCGGCTGGGTTTGAGGTCGGTGGCGGGCGTTGTCGCCTTGGCCACGCCCTGCGCGATCAGCCAGCGGGCTCTGGCATCAGCAAGGTCGAGGCGTTCGCCCATGTCGCGGCGCTGGCCTGCGTGGGTGTGGGGTTTGAGCAGTTCGATGTGCATTGGGGGTTCATCCTGTTTGGGTGAGATCAATGGCGTGGGTGCGGTAACGAATCTCGTAGCGGGCGGGCAGCGCAACGGCCCCGGCATCGGCGTCGTCGAAATCCCATGCGCAGTCGATCTCGCGCACGGCGATGGCGAGGCCGCCCAGATTCGGGTCGGCCAGCAAGGCCGCGTGGGCCGCAACCAGCGCCCGGTCGGCCACGTCGAAGGCATCAGCACCGCGTGCCACCACGGCAAGCCGGACGATCAGCAGCCGGTCGACGAGGTGGTTGGCGTGGGCGGTGATGCTGTCGCCATCGACGAACAGCAGCAGCGCCGGACTGGCCTCGCGGGTGACCGGCACGGCAGGCATCCGCAACACCGGAGTCGGTGCAATCGCGGATGACAGGCGCGTGACGACCTCCCGCAAGACGCGCTCGCGGACGGAGTTCATAGCGATAACCTCAGAGTTGGGAGAGCGAGGCGCGACGCTCGGTGCCGTCGCCGATGGCGCGCACGTCGCGCACCTGATAGCTGTTGCCTGCCACCTCGACCGTGTCCCCGGCTGCCAGCTTGAGCCACGCCGCCGGGTAGTCGATCTGGTAGTCCCGTGACAGCGCGAAACCATCGAGCACGGTTTCGTCCGGGGCGCGGAAGGCGCAATGCACAGTGACACCGGCGAAGGACACCGGCGTCAGCAGTCCAGCATTGCGCGCCGCTTCGTACAACGTGACGACGTCCACGGTCGAATCAGGCCGACGTCAGTTTGATGAGCACGCCGGGGCGGTGGCACATCGGCAGCGGGTTCGATTGCGTGTGCAGATCGGTGCCCCGGTCGAATTTGCGCGGCTCCTGCTTGGCGTACAGCGGCTGGCCGAGGGTGTTCACCGTTTCGTTGAAGTCGGCGGGCGCGAAGTACGTTGCGAAGGTGTCCACCGTGCCGACCGGGAAGGCATGGGCTTCTCCGGCGGCGATGAAGCGGCGCGTGCCCAGTGTGCCGTCGGCCTGCACGAAGGAGGCTTGGCCACGGTACTCCTCGAAGGTGATGCCGCTGTAGCTGAAGCCCGAGCGCATATCGTTGATCAGCACCGCGCCCTGCTGCCAGTTCTGGTAAGCGGTCTTGACCTCCTTGTGGGTGGTCAGTGCGCGGAAGAATTCCGGCGAGCACAGCACGTGAAGGCCCGTGGAGAACTCGCCCGCCAGACCATCTTCCATCAGACCCAGCAGTTCGAGACATGCGCCCTTGAGCTGGCCGTTGTCGGTGGCGGTGGAAAACTCGAACGGCACGCTCTGCGCCGTGATGTCGAACTCATCGAACAGATCGACCAGCGTGCTGCCGTCGGCGTCGAGAATCTCGCCCTTGAGCGCGCCCATGCGCAGGTGCTCCAGGGTGATCGCGTGCTTGTTGCGCATCGTCTCCAGATGACGGGCCATGACACCGCCGATGGCTTCCATCTCGGTTTCCGAGCCGAAGGCGCGCAGGCCTTGCACCTCTTCGGGCAGCACCACGTCGTCGTGCGGGATGTGCGGGATCACGAAGGAGCGCAGCTTGCGCTGGCCCCGTTCACCGACCGTGCCGGGCGAACCGGGTGCGCGGGTGGGCAAGAGGTTCAGGCGACCGGCGAATTCCTCGACGATGATCTGCCGGGTGCGCACCGGTTTGGCTGGAAACAGGTTCAGTTGCTCCAGCCGCCCGTAGCGGTTGGGCAGCAGGTTGATGGCGGCGGTAAGGCTGGCCATCGAGAAGCCGGGGTTTTCAAAGGGGTTCTGCATTTGGGATCTCCAAAAATGACGAAACCCGCACAGCGGCGGGTTTTCGGGGGAGTGAAACGGAGTGTCAGGACGGGGTCAGGCGCTGTCGCGCACCAGCACGCCCAAGAAGGTGAGCTGGGCGATGGCGGCGGCCTTCTGCGCAGTGGTGATGCCGGTCGGCCAGACCAGTGCGCCGCGCGCGACGATGGCGTGGCGCGCGATCACCAGTGCGTCGTCGCGGTCGATCAGCGTGGCGTCCACATCGCCCACCAGGATGCCGATGGCGATTTCGCTGCCGTCGGTGGCATCCGGATCGAAGGCTTTGAGTTTGCTGCTGGTGGTATCGCGCCCGAGCACGGTGCCCAGCGCGAGCTTTTGCCCGGCGGCCACGGTATCGGTTTCGCGCGAGTAGAGATTCGGCGCTTCGTACTTGAGCAGGTCGCCCAGCGTCTGCGGTTGTGCAATGGCGGTCATGGCTTACTCCTTGGCGGTGAGTTTCTTGACGGCAGCGACCACGGGACTGTTTTCCGGGCGCTGGCTGGTGCTGGCATCGGCGGTGATGCGCGAGGCGATTTCGGGCTGGTCAGCACGGGCATCGAGCAAGGCCCGACGCACTTGCGCTTCGGAAAACCCGGCGGCGAGGAATTCCGCCGTGCGTTGCGACTGGCCCGCGATCAGGCACATCTCGGCAATGGCCTGCGCCTGACCACGCCCACTGGCGAAAGACTGCGCCAGTGCGGCGCTGGCGACAGGTGTCGGTTGCGGATCGCCTTCGTCTTGCGGCGGATCGGTTTGCTGGGCGGGGTCGGTCGGATCGTGTGGTTCGTGCGGATCGTGAAGATCGTCGAGGGCGGCGTGTTCGTCCGGGTGTTCGGTCATGGTGTTCTCCAAGGTGAAAGAGGTGGGTCGAGGGGCGTGGTGAAGCGTGGGGGGCGAAGCGCGCGGCAAGGCAGACGACCGGGCTTGTGGCGTGGTCTGCGGACGCTGGGCGGCCAACGCCTCGGCAAATTCGGCCAGCACCTGATCGAAGGGCAGCACCGCGTCGGCCAGCCCTGCGGCCACTGCGTTCTCGCCGAAGTACACGGCAGCTTCGGTGGCGCGCACGGCATCCACATCCAGTTGGCGCATCTGGGCAACCTGCGTCGTGAAGATTCCGTATAGCCGGTCGACTTCGCTTTGCAGCGTACCCGCCGCCTGCGGGCTCAAGGGTTCGTGCGGCGAGAGATCGTTCTTGTGGCCACCGGCAAAAACAGCGGTGTAGTGCAGCCCGTCCTTGGCATCCTTGACGGCCTGATCGACGTGCAGCGCGATCACGCCGACGGAGCCCACACCGGCGGTTTGCGACAGCGTCAAACGCTGGCAGGCAGCGGCAATGGCGTAGGCGGCCGAGTACGCGGCATCGTTGGCGTGTGCCCAGATCGGCTTGATCCGGCTGGCGGCGCGGATGCGCTCGGCCAACTCGAACACGCCGCCCGCTTCGCCGCCGGGAGAATCCAGATCGAGCAGGATGCCCGCCACCTGCGGATCGGCCAGCGCAGTCTCCAGCCGGGATTCCAGTTCGTCGTAGGCCATCAGGCCCGAAGCGGCATCGAGGCCCAGCGAGCGTTTGACCAAAGTGCCGAACACCGGAATGACGGCGATGCCCGACTGCGCAAACGCCCGCGCCTGCTTGGGTTCTGGGATGGGAAAGGCCATGTCCCGGTCGGGCAAGCCGATGCGTGAACCCAGCACGGAGAGGATCACGTCGAGTTTCGGGCGCGCAATGAGCAGCGGCGTCCCGATGATGCGGGACGCCAGATGGATGAGGGGCATGTCAGTTGTCCTGTAGGTCAGGCTGCGGCGGCACCGGGGCTACGGCAGCAAAAGGCGGCTTGTCGTGGCGCGGGTCGGAATCGAAGACCAGACCCAGTTCGTCGGCACGCTGGTTATCCAAGGCGATCTCGCGGTCGATGTCCTCGGCGTCGTAGCCGAAGGCCGAGATGGCTTCCGAGCGCGACAACAGTCCGGCACGAATGGCGGTCAGCATCGCGTCGAATTCCTTCTTCGGATCGACCCACTGCCAACCTTGCGGAATCCATTTGGCGGCCAAGTAGTCGCGCCGTTTTTGACTGAATCCGGTCAGCGGCAATGCGCCTTCCAGTGCTGCCTGCTCCATCCACGCGCGCCAAATCGGGCGGCACAGTTGATGGACGATCACGTTGTGCTGGATGGCCTCGCAGCGGCGGCGAAACTCCAGCAACCCGGCGCGGATCGACGAGTAGTTCACCTGCGTCAGATCGCCGGTCAGCATCTCGTAGGTGATACCCATCGCGGCGGCCACCGCCCTAAACTGCATACGCAGGAACTCGGCGTAACTCGCGCCCACATCGGCAGGCTGGCTGAACTTCACGTCTTCGCCGGGCTCCAGAATTTGCATCGTGCCGGGTTCGAGTCCGGCCATCGCCGCGCCATTGGCATCCGGTAGCCCTTCGCCCATCAGGTTGTCTTCAGGTGAGAGGCGCGTGATGAAGCCCGCGAACATCGCCGCCGTCTTCTTGCGCACCAGCTCGGCATCGTCGTACTGGTCGAGTTCGTTGAGCTTGACCAGCGCCCGGGCCAGCCACGGTTCGCCCCGGATCTGGCTGGGACGCAGGGGCCGGAACAGATGGACGATTTCGGCGGCAGGCACGCGCACCGTGTCGATGCTGCTGCCGACTCCACCGTTGCCGGACATCGGGGCCAGCGAACCGTCGCCCGGGTGCGCGTTGTACAGGTGGTAGGCCACGCGTCGACCGATCTTGTCGAACTCGATGCCCGCGCGGATGACGTTGCCGCCGGGCCGTTCGCTGTTCAGCGTGGCCGGTAGGTGTTCGGGTTCGAGCAACTGCAATTGCAGGCCGACCGCCAAACCATCCTCGGGACGGCGGTAGCGCAGCCGCACCAGACACTCGCCGCCTTCGAGCATGGCGCGACAGGCCAGCGCCTGCAGGCCGTAGAAATCAGTCAGTCCGGCGGCATCGGCGTCCGCGCACCAGTCCCACCACAGGCTGTGGATGGCTTCGCGCAGCGCGTTGTCCGCCACCATCGACTGCGGCTTGATGCCGGTACCAATGGCGTTCGAGACGAAGGCCTCGACGCCTGCTGCTGCCCACGCATTGCGCCGCACCAGATCACGGCTCTTGGCGCGCAGTTCGTTCTGGGTATAGGCCAGCGCCGCGACCGCACCGGGGTTGCCGACCTGCCACGCCAGCGCACGGCGGCCACCGCCGATGCCGTCGTAGAACGGCGTGCCACCCAGCAGGCTGATGCCGACACGTCTGCGCATACGGTCAAACCATTGCATGTTCAGAACCCCTTGCCCGTGGTGACACGGATCTGACGCGGCGCACCGGGCCACAGGCCGGTGTCCACGGCCTGCTCGAACAGGTCGCGCTTGATGGCCGCGATGGCGGCCATGAGTTCATCGACGCTGCGGTACTCGACGGTCTTGTCGCCGAAGGTCACGCGCTTTTCGCCCTTGACCAGCGCCAACTCCAGCGCATCGAGGTGTGCTTGTGTGTAGGCCATCAGCGGTACACCGTGAGGTTGATTTCGTCGGCGTCGGTCGCCAACGTGGAGGACGCACAGCTGACATCGAGTTGCTGCGCGGTTTTGGTGTCACCACTGGCTCGCACCAGGGCCACACGCTGCAAACCCAGAATGGTTGAGTTCTTGACCACGGAAGCCACCCAGCAGTAATCGGCATCGGCCATCGCATTGACGAAGGTCACGCGGTAGCGCCCGGTGCCAAGGCGGGTGACGCTGGCCACGTTGTGCGAGGAGCGCACGACGATCTGGCTGCCGACGTAGCCGAAGCACACCCATGCCCGGGCCAAGCCGGGATGGGTGGCATCGATCTTGGTCTTGACCTCCAGGCCGATGCGGCTGGCCAGCGCCGTGATGCGCGATGCGAGGCTCATCAGGCCAGCGCGCCTTCAAACACGGCGACAAAATCGGTGTCGGTGTCGCCCACATCACTGACTGCCACCGCGCCGATGTTGCTGCGCGCCTGTGCCTGCTCGGGTGCCGAGAGGGTTTGCGCGGCATCGAAACGCACGCGGTTGTTGACGGCGGCGAGCAGCGCATCCAGACCCGTGGTGCCGTTTTGCAGCAGTTGCTGGATTTCCAGCAAGGTGTCGTAGGCCGCATCGGCACCGCCCAAGATTTCCGACTTGAGCGCGTCCAGCAGCGTGACGATCTTGCTGGACGAATAGGTGCTGGAAATGGCGATGTTGGCGTCGTCGATTTCCGAGGACGACACCACGGCGGCCTTCAGCTCATTGATGGCGGCGACCAGATTCGATTTGTCGGTGGTGGTTAGGTTGGCGAGATCGCCTGTCTTGGCGCGCACGTCGTTGAATTCCTGTGCGACGCGGATGACCAGACTTTCGATACGGGTAGCAAGACTCATGTTTTCTCCTTGGGATGTCAGGACAGCCAGCGGCTTTTGATCACGCGCCGACCGGGGTTGCGGGTTCCAGAAACAGCGAGGCCACCGCGTTGGGTGGCCTCGTTGATCGATTCGGTTGTGGTTTCAGGGGGTGGCGGACTGGCCATCCCCAGTTGTCGTTCCAGCTCCCGCCAGTGGCGCTCCTCGAAGCGATCCAGCCCTGCGCTGGACGCGGCGGCGCGGGCATAGACGTAGCAGTCGAGCGCCTCGTTGCGCTCACGCATCTTTTGCCACTCGCGTACCGGGAAGCCATTGCGGTCGCGGCGGGTGATCAGTTGCTCGGCGCAGAGCTGCTGGATGAACTCGGCGTCGATCTTCGGCAGGTGGACGAACCCCGCAGGAAACACCGTGGTCAGTCCGTCCTCGCCAACATCCGCGCTCTTGCGCAGGTTGTTGTAGAACTCCAACTTGGCGATGCCACCCGCCACCGAGTACACCTTGATGCCCCGGCGCAGCTTCTTGCCGCCCTGCGAAACATCGATGGCGGTCGGTGTGCCGATCAGGGCCGCGCCGCGCGCCACACCCTTGACCGCCATCACGCGCGGGTCGTGGCAGGCACGCACGAAGGCGTAGGCTTCCTGCGTGGCAAAGCCGGTGTCGAGCGCGAAACGCGCCAGTGGCATCGCCATGCCCGAGGCGTGCGTCCACTGTTCGGCCAGCACCGCGGCCAAGGCTTTCCACACTGTGTCGCGCGCCGTGTCGCCCATCAGCACGCGGTGTTCGATCAGCCACGATTCCTTGCCACGCCCGAAGGCCCAGACCGAGGCTTCAATGCGATCCTTCTGCACGTCCGCCGCGCCCACCAGCAGCAGGCCGCCCAGTGGCACACTGCCGATGCGATAGTCCTCGCGGCGCTCGACCAGCCGTTGCCAGTCGGGCGCTTCGCCTTCCTCGACCCAGGTCTCACCCAGTTCGGTGTTCTTGAAGGTCTTGATGGCGGCGGCCGATCCCGATTCCTTGTTGACGGCGGCTTCCCACGCGGCGGCAATGTTGCGCCACGCGCGCCACCCCACCGGGCTGTACAGCGACGACAGGTGAAAGCCCGCCGTCTTGACACCGCCATCCTGGGCCATCGCCCGCCACTCGCCGTGTTCCAGCATCCACGTCTTGTGGTGCTCGGCAATCGCGGTGTCACAGACCTCGCAGATGTAGGCCGCCGTTTCCGGCGCGCCCTTGTCCCAGCGTAACTGCTCGAAGCGCAGCCATTGCCGGTGCGAGCAATGCGGACACGGCACGAAGTAGCGACGCTGGTCGCTGGCCTCGTACTCGCGCTCGATGGCCGACGCACCCGAGATCGTCGGCGTCGATACGATGAATATCTTGCGCCGCGCGAAGGTGCGCGTGCGCGCCTCGGCCAGCGAGATCGCATCGCCTTCGCCTTCGACGTCCAGTGGGTAACCGTCGACTTCGTCGAGAAACAAATACCGCACCGGCATCGAGCGCAGGCCGACGGCGCTGTTCGCGCCGGTCATCACCAGCACGCCGCCCCGGAATTCCTTGGCCAGAATCGTGTTGCCCGAATCGCGCGAACGCGCCGGAGCGATCAGTTCCGCCAGCGCCGCCGACTCCTCGATCAGCGGGTCGATGCGCTGCTTGGAATTGCGCTTGGCCATTTCCACCGTCGGCCACACCGCCATCATCGGCCCTGGTGCGTGGTGGATGACGTAGCCGATCCAGTTGCTGCCCATCTCGGTCGCGCCGAGCTGCGCGGCCTTCATGAACACCACGCGCTCGACCGGCGAGGTCGGCGACAGGCAGTCCATGATGGCCTTCAGGTACGGCGTGCGGGCGGTACGCCAGCGGCCCGGTTCGGCAGACGCCTTGCTGGAAAGCATCCGGTGCCGATCCGACCATTCCGACACCGTCAGTAGCGGATCGGGCGTCAAGCCGTCGCGCCACGCGCGTTCGATCTCCTGTGCGCCTTCGTAATCGTCCATCGCCATCAATCCCAGATCAATCGACTCTGGGGCGCAGTTCGCCCAGTTCAATCAGGTGCTCACGCACGGCGGCCTCCAGCGCGACGTGCATCTGGTGCGCATCGACGCCGAGCGCAGAGGCCATCTGCCCGGAGATGCGCGCGGGCCAGTTGAGCCACGCATCGCGCTCGATGCGCGCCAGCTTGAAAACGTGCGCCACGGCCTGCGCCCGATCCACCAGTTCCTTCTTGCGGTGCGCCAGCTCCACCTTGTTGAGCTGGGCCTTGAGCACTTCGTTGACTGTGCGCGCTTGAAGCAGCGATGTGCCGTTCGCTGACAACGGCGGCGTACCCGGTTCGGGTGCCTCACGTTGCGGCGTTGCATCGGCAGTCGCGGGCGCGCGCCGGGGTTTCGGACTGCTGGCCTGCTCCTGCGCAGCGGCCCGGCGTGGCTGCAATGTGTTTTGTGCCCACTGCGCGTCCGCCGCATCCGGATCAAGCGTGCCGTCTGGCAGTGCGGTGATCCGCCCGGTGTCGATGGCCTTCTTCACGGCCACGTGCGACACGCCACGGTGGCGCGCGTAGGCGCGAATCGAGAGTCCCATCGTCACCTTCAATCATTTGTTCGTCGCTTCTGCGGATTGAGCTTGGCTTCCATCGGGAACAGCGCGTTCATCACGTCACGCCAACCACATCCTGAAAGGAACCCGCCATGAGCCAGATCGACGCCATCCTCACCCTGATCGCCCAGAAGCATCTGGGCCTCGACACCCTGGAAACCCGCCACGCCGACAGCCTGGACTTCCACGACACGGCGGTCTGGTGCATCCGGGACGCGCTGGAAGCGGCCTTCAAGGCGGGCATCGAGGTCGGCATTTCTTTGCCCGAGCCCACGGAAGCAGAGATCGCCAAGGACTGATCGAGAAGCAACGAAGCCAAGCAGAAAGCACTTGGCTTCACTCCCGAACAGCGCGTTCATCACATCGTCATCAACCACCCCGAAGGAACAGCAAATGACCACCACCCAACTCACCCCGGCCCAGCACGCCATCCTCGCCAAAGCCATCAACACCAGCGGCGGTAAGATCGAATGGTTCCCCGACAACATCAAAGGCGGCGCGCGCAAGAAGGTGCTCGACGGCCTGTTCAATCGCGCCCTGATCACGCCCGATGGTGAGGGCTGGTGCGTCGCCGCCGAGGGCTACGACGCCTTGGGCATGAAGCGCCCGCACATCAACCCCTCGACATTCGAGGCCAAGCTCGACGCGATCATTGCCAACGCCGAAGCGGCGCAGGACGCGCCCGACGCCACCGCAGCACCGCAGACCACCGACGCCGAGTTGGAGGCCGACGTGGCCGCGTGTGAGGCCGTGTGGGCCAAGAACGCCGCAACGGCACAGGCCAAACCGCGCACCCGCGACAACAGCAAGCAGGCCGAAGTGATCCGGATGCTGCAACGCCCCGAGGGCGCAACCATCGGCCAGATCTGCACCGCCACCGGCTGGCAGGCGCACACGGTGCGCGGCACCTTCGCCGGAGCCTTCAAGAAAAAACTCGGCCTGACCATCACGTCGGACAAGCCCCAGGGCGGCGAACGGGTCTACCGCATCGCCTGAAAAAAGATGGCGAGAGAGGCCGGGAATAGCTTGGCTTCTCTCGCCACCAGCGCGTTCATGTGGGTGTCGCAAGCAACCACCCCGAGGAGAACACGCCATGAAATCCCACGCCGATTACGAGATCGAATACGCCACCCGCAGCGGCCACGATGCACTGTCCAACGCCCGCGCCACGCTGGAGCGCGCACTGGCCGAACTTGATCGCTACATCACCCGATACGAGGACGCGGAGGACATCAAGGACAAGGCCAACGTGCTCAACTGGGCGCTCGGGCACCTTGCCACCTACGTCCCGAACAACGTGCGTCTGGACATCATCGCCACCGCGCAGGCAGAGCTGATGCGCGCCCGCGCCACCCAATGAACACCATCAATCAGGAGGCCAGGAATAGCTTGGCTTCCTGCTTGAACAGCGCGTTCATGCTGGTGTCGTGATTGACGACGCCACACAAGGAACCCTGCCATGACTACCATGACCATCACCATCGAACGCACCCCGCGCACCTTGCAGTTTGGCGACGCCGCCCTGCAAGTCGAAGAGTTGAGCGTCCGCCTGCCATTCGCCCGCAAGCCTGCCGACCTCAACGAACTGGGCGGAAGCGATCAGCACAAGGTCTACGTCACCGAAACCAAGGAACTCACCGCCGCCGAATTCGACGCCTTCGCGCGCAGGCTGCTGGTGTCGCGCGACTGGCTGCGCGGCAAGGGCGGCGGAACCGGCGATGGCTTCCTCTGCGTCGAGGTCACAGCGCCCGGCCGCCCCTACCTGTACATCAACCCGGAGTGCGGTGATTACGCCCGCTACGTGGCCCGTCTCGGGTGATCGAAATTGATCGAGAAAGAAGCCAGGAACAGCTTGGCTTCTCCATCGGACAGCGCGTTACTACGGGTGTCGCAACGATCAACCAGAAAGGAAAACCACCATGACCAACACCAACATCCCCGTCACCCGCAACGAAGGCTGGGGCTTCTGGGGCACGATGGGCGGACACGCCTGCATCGCGTGGCCTCTGGCCATGACCGCCGTCGCCAACGCCACGGGCGAAGACCTCGACACCGTGCGCGCCTTTCTCGACAGCCGCTTTGGCCGCCACTTCGCAGACGACGTCCACAACGGCCTCTTTGACGGCAAGAGCATGAAGGAGGCCATCGACGCGGCCACCACCAAGTGGATGGGCTGGACGATTGGCCGCCAGACCAGCAAGGACTACGGCATCCCACGCGGACTGCCCTACCTGACGGGCTACGTGATCCACTGCGGCATCATCGAAGAGCAAGAAGCCGCCTGATGAAAACCCTCACCGCCGAACGCGAACAGGCGCTGCGTTGGCTGATCGCCAACCGGCGTCCGGATGTCTCCATCGAACAGGCAGTGCGCGTGATGTGTGCCGCGCTGCCCCGCGATCTCGCCACGATGCAACTGCTGCGGCGCATCGCCGAGGAAGAAGAAGCCAAAGCACCTGCGCGCGGATTCAACTGGCGCACACCTCCTGGTCTGCCGCCTCGCGGATAGCCTGCTTGCCGGTGAATTCCTCCCACCGGCGCACGATCACATCCACGTACTTCGGATCGAGTTCGATCAGCCGCGCGATGCGGCCTGACTTCTCCGCTGCAATCAGCGTCGTGCCGGAACCGCCGAAGGGGTCGAGCACCACGTTCCCGGGGCGGCTGGAATTGCGGATGGCCCGCTCGACCAGTTCCACCGGCTTCATCGTCGGGTGCAGATCGTTCTTCTGCGGCTTTTTGATCGCCCACACGTCGCCCTGATCGCGGTCGCCGCACCAGTGGCGCGTCGCGCCCTCGGGCCATCCGTACAGGATCGGCTCGTACTGGCGCTGGTAGTCGGCGCGGCCCAGCGTGAAGGTGTTTTTTGCCCAGATGATGAAGGTCGACCACTTGCCACCGGCGGCGCGGAACGCGGCCTGCAGCACGTCGAGTTCGCTGGACGACATCGCCACGTAGATGCCACCGCTGCAATGCGCCACGGTGGGCGTCAGCGCCGCCAGCAGGAAGTCGTAGAAGCCATCGCCCAAGTTGTCGTTGAGGATCGCGCGATCCTTGCCGCGCATCTTGTCCTTGGCACTGTTGGCGTAGTTCACGTTGTATGGCGGGTCGGTGAAAACCATGTCCGCCGCGTCGCCCTGCATCAGCCGGTCGTAACCCTCGACGACGGTGGCGTCACCGCACAGCACCCGGTGCTTGCCCATGATCCAGATGTCGCCCGGGCGGGAAATCGGCGTCTCGCCAAGCTCCGGCACCGCATCCTCATCGGTCTGCCCCTCGTTGTCCGGCTCATCTCCCGCGATCAGTTCGGCCAGCGCGTCGGCATCGAAGCCGGTGATGTCCAGATCGAAGCCTTCAAGCTGCAAGGCTTCCAGTTCGATACGCAGCATCGCGTCGTCCCAGCCTGCGTTCTCGGCGATGCGGTTGTCCGCGATGACCAGTGCGCGACGCTGCGTCGGTGTCAGGTGGTCGAGCACGACCACCGGCACGATCTCCAGCCCGAGCTTCTGGGCGGCGGCGAGCCGACCGTGGCCAGCCACGATGATGCCGTCACTGCCCGCGAGGATCGGATTGGTGAATCCGAACTCGGCGATGCTGGCAGCGATCTGCGCCACCTGATCATCCGAGTGCGTCCGCGCGTTGCGGGCATAGGGCAGCAGCTTCGCGGTCGGCCACTGTTCGATCTTGTCGGCGAACCAGCTCATGCCGCCACCTCGGCATCAACAGTGCTGGTGCGCTCGGCGACGACCTGCTCGAAGGATTGGCCGGTGGCGACCAGCGTGATCGGCACACCGGGATGGTTCTGCTGGAAGCGCTTGAGGGCGACGTCCACGTACTCCGGTGCGATCTCGATGCTGCGGCAGATGCGGCCCGTGCGTTCCGCAGCCAGCATCGTCGTGCCGCTGCCGCCGAAGGGTTCAAACACGAGGTCGCCCGCGTCGGTGTAGGCCTCGATCACGAACTCCGGCAGCGCCACCGGGAATACGGCAGGATGGTCGATGTCCTGACCGATCTTGCCCTTGTGGCGCATCACGCGGATCACGCTGTCGGGAATTCGGGTGTCTTGCGTGGGCTGGCCCTTGTGCGTCCAGCCGCCGACTTCTCCGTCCTTGCCGCGCATCGCCGTGGACGAGCCATCGGCGCGCAGGTGCGATTCCTGGCCGGCGTGCTTGCAGGGAACGATCTTGTTGGGCTTGCGGCTCTCGCGATTGAAGTGAAAAACGAACTCGAAGCTCGGAGCCAGTCGGCCCTGCCAGTCGCCGGGCATCCCCGGCCCCTGATCCCAGACGTACCACGCGAAGCGCCGCCAGCCCTGCTGGCGCATCCAGCCGAGCCACGCATCCCAATACGGGATCACCTCGTTGTCGCGGTGGATCAGGCCAAGGTTGACCAGCGCCTGGCCGTCGTTCGCCATCGGCAGGTGCTCGAACACGCCGCGCATCAGGCCATCCCAATCGGTGATGCCGCCCGAGGTGTAGTCGCGCTGGTTGCCGTAGGGTGGCGAGGTGAAGCACAGCCGCGCGGTATCACCGCCCATCAGCGCGGAGACCACGGCCCGGTCGGTCGCATCGCCACAGATCAGACGGTGCTGGCCGATGGCCCAGACATCGCCGGGGCGGGACACCGCCACGACGGGTGCATCCGGCACATCGTCCGCAGCGTCCGGCTCGTCAGCGTCTGGTTCCGCCTCGGTATCAGGATCGGCGTCAAGCACATCACCGGCGAGCAGTGCCTCGATCTCGGCATCCTCGAAGCCGGTCAGCGCAAGGTCGTACCCGGCCTCGGACAGGTCGGCCAGTTCCAGCGCCAGCATCTCCTCGTCCCAACCGGCATCGAGCGCCAGCCGGTTGTCGGCGATCACCAGCGCCCGTTTCTGCGCGACGCTCAGGTGCGCCAGTTCGATCACAGGCACTTGATCCAGCTCCAGCTTGCGAGCAGCGGCCAGACGCCCGTGCCCGGCGATGATGCCGTTGTCGCCATCGACCAGGATCGGGTTCGTCCAGCCGTACTCGACGATGCTGGCCGCGATCTTGGCGATCTGGCCTTCGGCGTGCGTGCGCGGATTGCGGGCGTAGGGAATCAGCGCCTCGACCTTGCGGTACTCGACGTTGAGCGTGTTCAAAGTGGAAATCCCAAAAGCAAAACCCGCCGAGCGTTGCCACCGGGCGGGTTGGGTGAATGATGAATCTGGAGAGGTGGTAACCGTGCCCTGGGGTGGTAACCCGAGCCGGTAACCTGCCGACTGGTAACCTTGTCCGCGCCCTGACGCTAAAAAAGCGTCGCGCTCGCGCCCCCCGCATGGGTTATTAGCCAGGAAGGGCCCATTGATTCATGGCCCGCGTCCTTTACCGTCACCGCTGTCCAGACGATAGATGAATACTACGCATGATTCGGCGGATTTGTTGCAGGGGCAAAAACCGCTGATGCACGCGCAACCACGCACATCACCGAGCACGCACGCCAAATCACGCCAAATCACTACGCGACGACGACACCGTTGAGCTGATCGGCGACCGTCTGCAAGGCGCGCTGCCAGCGCCGCCACGCCGTCGTCCGGTCGCAGGCAAAGCGGATGGTGATATCACGCCAGCCGTAGCGCTTGGCGCGCATCCACACCAGATGGCGCTGCTCGACCTCCAGCCACTGCACCCACTTCATCGTCTCCAGCATCCGGTCGATGGCGTCCGGTGCGGGCGGGAATGGGCGGTAGACCTTCTCTTCGGCAGCGAACGTCTCCCACTCCCGGCGCACGATGGCAGGCCAGCAGTTGAAGTAGCCCTGCACACGCACGGGTGGCAGGCGTCGTCCGGTACTGGCGGCTTCCTCGAAGCGTGCCGCCACGTCATCAATCGTCCAGGTGGCGTGACGGTCAACCATGACGCCGCCCTCCTGTCCCGTAGAGGCGCTCGCCGATCTGGCGTACCAGTTCGCGCTCCATCCAGTCGAGTCGTTCATCGTCGGGCGACACGACCAGGATGTGCTGGTCGCGCCAGCCGCGTTGCTTGATGGCGTCCACATCCTGGACATCAGGCTGGAGCCGTCCGAGCGGGCAGCGGTATTGAGGTGTCGGAATCTTCATCTCACACCTCCCGTTCCAGTGCATGCTGCTCGATAGCCCAGTGCAGCAGTGCCAGCGCATCGGCTTCGTTGTCATCGACCGGGGCGTGGCCACGTGCGGTGACGGATGCGATCACATCCCCTTTGCCCGCGTTGCCCTTGCCGGTAGCGTGCTTCTTGATCGTGCCAACCGGCACGCCTTGATACGGAATCTGGTGGTGCTCGCACCACGCGGTGAGCGTGGCGAGGAATCCGCCGTAGGCGTGTGCCGCGTCGGTCGAGACGTGGCGGCGCACTTCCTCGAAGTGCAGCGCGTCGATGCCGTCGCAGGACTGCTTGATCTCGGTGAGCCAGCGCTTGAAGCGCAGAAAGCGCATGCCGCCGCCTTCAAATCGCTGTGGCCGGAAGCTCTCGGAGCCGCTGGTGATGTGGCCATCGCTGCCGCGTAGCGCCCAGCCGGTGGTGCTGCCCAGATCGAGGGCAAGAATGGTGGTGGTCATGGTGTCAGTCCTCGTTTTTGGCGAGCCTGACGGATCGGACGGGTCGTATCGAAAGTCTCCATGAGGCGCGCGCGCACGCGCACGTGTAGGAGTTACGACGTAGTCCGTCCGATCCGTCAGACGCGGTTGTTTCAGTCATCGGCGTAGGGGGTGTAGGCTGGTGCTGGCGGGTACTTGAGGCCAATGCCCTGAAACCCGCGCAAGCCCATGCCGTTGCGCCATTTGTCCAAGCCCCGGTTGAGCAGCAGGTCGGCAAAGCGCTTCTGCGAACCGGTGAATTCACCCGCTGCCTCGGCCCACACCTTCCAGTCGGAGAACAGTTCGGCAGTCAGCGACTTGGCGTTGGCGGTACGCACGCAGCGCTCGTCGAGCCAGCGACCCAGCGCGTCCTCGGCCTCGAAATACTCCTCGGTGGCGTCCACCACCCGTTGCGGCGGATCGAGCCGACCGTGACGCTGCCAGTTCAAACATCCCTGCACGGCCCACGCGAGGATGCCGTCGCGTTCGGCGAGCAGCTTGTGCTGCAGGTTCTTGTCGCGGCGCTCGGGTGGCACGGTGATCGTGAATGGGATCAGGTGCAGACGCCGCTTCATCGCCTCGTCGATGTTGCGGATAGCGGGCTTGTGGTTGCCCGCCACGAACAACTTGAACTGCGGGAAGAACTCGAAGAAGTCCTGGCGCATGAAGCGCGCGGCGATCTTGTCGCCACCGGTCAGGTTCTTGAGCTTGGACTCGGCCCAGCGCTTGCCCTGTTCGGTTTCGATGGCCGCGACGAAGCGCGCGCCGCGCAGGCCCGCCATGTCCGTCGGGTGGCGGTCGGTGCGCGTTTCCATGAAAGTGTCCATCGGCGCGTTGGTCGCGTAGTCACCGAGGATGGTGGCCAGCGTGTTCACGAACACCGACTTGCCGTTCGCGCCCGTGCCGTACAGGAAGAACAGTGCGTGCTCCTGCGTCGAGCCGGTCAGCGCGTAGCCGACCATCCGTTGCAGATAAGCCTGAAGTTCCTTGTCGCCGCCGGTGACCTCGTCGATGAACTGCTTCCACGTCGGGCAATCGCCGCTGGGCGTGGCCGTGGTGATCTTGGTCATCCGGTCGGCACGCTCGTGCGGGCGCATCCGGCCTGTCTTGAGATCAACCACGCCACCGGGGGTGTTGAGCAGCCACGGATCGGCGTCCCACTCGTCGGTGGTGGCCGCGTGCCTGCGGTCGGCGCGCGCCAACCGTTCCACGCCACCGACCGTGCTGGCGCTGGCGAGCTTCGCGGCGACTTTGGGGTTGTCGGCGCGCACGGCGGTCTGGCGACAGACGCTGCGGATCAGATCGGTAGCGGCGAGCGTTTCCTCGGTGCGCCAGCGTTGCCCGTCCCACACCAGCCAGCGGCCCCAGGCTGCAACGTAGCGCCAGTCGCGGTGATAGCGGCGGGTGAAAGACAGCGCCAGCGCATCCTCGGTGCCCCAAACGGATTCGTCGCTGCTGACCACCGGATCGATGTCGTCAGCAACGTCGTGCATCTGCAGGCGTGGGCCGTGGGTGAGGAAGGTGGCGACATCGAAACCCTCGGCGATGGCGTCGGCCGCATCCCAGCCCTCAGCAGCTTCCTCGGGCGGATACAGGATGTGGCATGACTTCGCGCCCGCCGACAGAATGGCCTGCGCCGCCAGCGTCGCGTACTCCCAGCCCGGCTTGTCGCGGTCGGGCCAGATCAGCACGGCCTTGCCGGACAGCGGCGACCAGTCGGTTTTGTCCACCGGGGCATTCGCGCCGTGCATCGCCGTGGTGGCGACGATGCCCACGTCGATCAATGCCTGCGCGCATTTCTCGCCTTCGACCAGCACCGCCTGCGCGGCGCTGGCCATCCCCGGCTGGTTGTAGAGCGGGCGCGGGTCGGGCGGTGTCATCTTGCGGCGCTTGGCGTCCCAAGGGCGGAACTGCTTCTTCTGCCCCGGTGGGTCGTAGCGGTAGACGACGGCGATCAGATGGCCTGCCTCGTCGAGGTAGTCCCACTTGGCGGTGGCGGGGCCGAGTTCGTCGACGGGTGCATCCTTCTTGCTGGCCTTGCGCACAGGCTTTTCTCTGGCACGACCGAGCAGATCGGCGGCTGCGTCGAGCACGCGCGGGAAATCGTGCAGCACGCCGATGCCGAGGTGTGCGGCGATCAGCGCGAAGATGTCGCCACCGTCGCCCGTGGCACGATCCGTCCACAGGCCCGCTTTCTCGCCATCGAGCACGATCTCCAGGCTGTCGCCCGGGCTGCCGAGCACGTCGCCAATGAGGAACTTGCCACCACGCTTGCGGCCTGCCGGGAGCAACGCGGCCAGAACGGATTCCACCCGCGCCAGCAGTTCAGCGCGAATCGCTTCGCGTTCGGCGTCGAGATCACGAGGAACAGGAGGCGGTGTGTCGTTGAAATCAAGCATCCGCAGACTCCCCGCCGGAGGGCTGCTGCGCGACGATCCACGCTTCCAGTTCGTTGGGCTTGAAGCGAACGAGCTTGCCGACGCGGTAATGCGGAATGCGGCGCTGCTGGCGTTCCTTGGCTTGGGAGAACCAGTAGGTCGGCAGGTTGAACATCAGCGCCGCTTGGCGCGAGTCGATCAGTTGTTCGCCAAGCAACTGGCTCATTGGAGAATGGCTCATGCTGTTTTCCTCCAGCAGCGTTCTTGCCACGCACACATGCGGCATTCGAAGTGAGTGGGGTCTTGAAAGCTGCGCGGCAGCAGTTCACCGGCCTCGGTCGCGGAGATGACCTTCACCGCCCGATCCGTCATCCGCTGTGCCAGCGCGCCATCGAAGGGCACCAGCTCGACGTAGATGTCCATCGAGTCGGCGTTGATCGCGGTGAACAGCGCCGGGTGCTCGTGCAGTTGCAGGTGGGCCTGATAGAGCGCCACCTGCGCGGCGTACACCGGCTTGGCGACAGCGAGGCCTTTGGCTTCCAGTTCACGCCACGATTTCGCGCCGAGGCACTTGTTTTCCCACAGCGCGGGATAGCCAAAGCCGTCAGGCCCGCCGACGATCACGCCATCGACGTGACCGCGCAGGCGACCGTGCGCGTCGGAGAAGCCGAACTGACCGCCGTCGGGTTTCTGCGTGCGCAGATCGAAACCCGCGTCGCACAGCCACGCCACCATGCAGTCCTCCATGACATGGCCACGCTCGAAGATGCGCAGCATCCGGCCTTGGGTGTCGCGCCCGTGGTCGACCGGCGCTTTGGCGTACTCGAACTGCAGCGCACGCTCGCAGGCCACGCCCAGACGCGACGCGCCGAGATAGTCGCGTGCGGCCTGCTGCCCACGAACGTGCTGCATGCCGATGTCGATCAGCGTCGTGACACGATCAGATAGGCTTGAAGATGAATTGAAATCCAGCATCGCTGCCTCCTCAGAATGGAATGTCATCGTTGAAATCCGCGAACGGATTCGCCGCATCGGGAGCCAACGGGTCGGGTGTTGGCGGCATGCCGCGCACGGGTGGGAACTTGGTTTTTTCGTGGTGCGCGACCATCGCCTCCGACCAGCAGGTGACGATGGCGTCGATAACGCGCAGCGCTTCTGCTTCGGAGTAGTCGCCGAGCGGTTTGCCGAAGCCGATCTCGCCCGCCGCCTCTCCGAAGGCCTTAAGGCACTGGCGCATCGCGGCCAGTTCGACATCAGACGGATCGATCATGGCGACCTCCGTCCGGTCGATGCGACCGTCCTTGGCGCGCTGCCAGTTGCCGTACAGCGCGTGAAACGCGTCCTGACAGCGGCGCGAGCAGAACACCCAGTCGAGTACGTAGCGACGCGGATCGGCGGTCTTGAAGCGACCATCCGTGTGGCCGTAGCCGCGTGCCTGTCGTTTGCAGACCCAGCATTTCATCGGCCTCCCTCACTGCGCCCACGACGGTTTTCCCGTCACGGGTGCGCGTTGCGCAGCCGGTGCCTGATACGTAGATGCGGGCGCTGCCTGCGCCGGAGCGCCGGACGTGCCGCCGCCCGAGGTCTTGGGCGGCACACCCATCAACGGGGCGTAGTCGGGGTGATCGGGTTCGACCGCGACCTTGACCACGTTGCGATCCTGGCCCTTACCGTCCTTCTCGATGTCGACGCGGGCGAGGAACTCGATGCCATCCAGCTCATGAAAGCCCTGGATGCGGCGCGCGGCGGCGGCCTGCGGGGAGTTGTCCTGCGGGTGGACATTGCGGGCGCTGTTGAGCGCGGCGCGGATGAAGCTGCGCCCCATCTGGCCCCAGGTCGGGCCCTTCTTGGAGTGCAAGCCGATGTTCGACCACATCTTGCGTTTGGCGTGGTCGCCCGCAGTGACCACGAACTCGGCAGCGAGGTAGATGGAGCCAGTCTCGAAGGACTCGGTGGCATAGCCGCCGCTCCAGCCTTGCGAGGAATCGTCATAGCCACCGGGCTTGATGGTCATGCGCACCGGGACAGTGGTGCCCTTGGGGATCAGATCAAAGCCGGACTGTTGGGGGTCAGCATCCTGAAAATCGAAATAGTTGGACGACATGGCGATTACTCCTTGGATTCGGTGGTGTTCGGGGTGGCGGCGCTGGTGGGCATGACGGATGTGCCCGCGCACTTGGCGATCAGCGCGCCGAGATGCGGCGGCTCCAGCAGGTCAAGGCGACCGCTGCGGTCTTTGGCCGGGAAGCCGTAGGGATTGAGCGTTTGGGTAACGAAGGCGCGGTAGGCGCTACCGTCCTCGGCCTTGATCTCGGCCAGCGTCACGACCTCATCGACGATGCCGGGCAGCTCCAAGCTGGTCTTGCTGCCTTCGATCTGCGGCACGAACACCTTGCGGTTGTAGTCATCGAGGCGTTCGTCGAGGATCGCCACGAACACCACGTTCTTGCCGCGTGCGTGCTGCAGGTGGGTCAATGCGCTGATCATTTCCTGCCCGAGCAGACCGTAGGCCGCACGCAGATCGGGCTTGCCGGAACGGTCACTGACGGCACCCGGCTGCGTCTTGCACCACGCGAAGCACTGGCGCGACAGCTGCGTGATCGAGTCGAGGAAGAAGGTCTGGTAGCGGCCCAGTTGCGCCGGGTCACCGAACTTCTCGATGACGTGGTCGTAGTGCGCCTGCGAGAACGCGGCCTCCGGCGGCAGCGACTTGTCCGGCCCCGCGAGGAACACGAAGAAGTCGCGGCTCTCCGGCCACGATGCCGGACGGATGGTGTCGCCCGGCCAGTCGGCCACGGCCAGATCACCGGCTTCGATGTCGAGGAACAGCGTGGTGGTGGGATCGAGGTCTTTGAGCCGGGAGGTCTTGCCGATGCCGGACTTGCCGAGCATCAGCAACTTCACTCCCTTGCGCTCGGCCATGCGCTGTTGCGCGGAGATGATGGGAAGGCTCATCACGCGGCCTCCTTCAGCTCGTCGGCGACGGCGGGATTCCAGAGAATCTGGTAGCCGCTGTGGCCATTGCGTGAGTACGGCATGGCCTCGGCCCAGGCTTCACCGGCCTCGGTCAGCTCCCATTCGTCGCGGTCGTTGCGGATCTGGAAGCCACTGGCCGCCAGCATCTGGTTTGTGGCCTTGGCCGAGCGGTTCAGCAGCTTGCCCAACTGCGTGGCGTTCAAGGCACAGATTGGCTCGTTGGCCGACGGCAGCGCGCGGCGCAGCACCTCGGTGGTGATGCCGGTGTTCTCCTGAATGCAGGTCAGGGTCGCCGCTGCCGCGATGCCCGGTTTCACGCCCGGCACCTTCGCCACGGCCTCGCCGATCAGCAGGATCGCGGACACGCGGTCGTGGGTCGGTGCAGGCAGGGTTGCCAGCGCGCCGGACGTGGAGTAGCTGCCGGTCTTGCGGATCGCGGGCAGCACCTCGCTGGTGACCCAGCGCTTGAAGCGCTTGGCGGCATCCTTGGTGCTGCCGAGGATCAGGGCGTAGAGACCCGACTCGTTGACGTGGTTGGCGCGCTGGGTGCGGCCGAGGTTGTCGATGGCGTCCAGTTTCTGGACATCATCGGCATCGACGTGGGATTCGAGGGCCTGACGCGAATTGCCGAACTCCAGGATGGAGCAGATATCGCTGGCGTTGAACCACGGCAGGCCAGCGCCATCGACCTGAACGCGCACGGCGTGCGCTTCAAACTGGAAAGGAATGATTGCGCTCATGATCAGCCCTCCCACGACACGTCGGCAATACGGTCGGCTCCACGGGCAGCACGCTTGCGCACCTCCGTGTGGAGTTCTTCCAGCGCGGTGCGACGGCGACCGAGCGCCAGCGATTCCGCATTGGCCGTCTGGATAGCGAAGGCCAGTTCATCCACCGTGGCGGCATCGAACGGGACAACGACATCCTGGCCGTCGGCGAGGCGATACCGGATTTCGTCGGGAAGGTGTTCGCCGTAGATGGATGGCAGTTGCTTACGCAGTGAAGCGATGAGATTGGTGCTCATAGTGATTACTCCGAATCGATGGAAAGGGTGAAAGACGGCTTGCCGGAATCCACGGTGCGGGCTGCGGCGAATTGCTGTTGCAGCGCCGGAGGCCAGTTCGTGTAGCGGGATTCGGAGACGGACAACTTGATGTCGAGGTAGCCCTCGACCTTCTCGCCGGATGCCACGATGCGTTCGGCGATTTCGGCCAGTTGCTGCTGGTTCCAGCTGACCTTCTTGGGCAGTTCGAACTTGATGTGCAGCGGGCCGTCGTCGAGATGAGCGGTGCCGAAGTCGCGGCCTGAATCGCACAGCGCCGTGCGCGCCTGCTCGCCGTAGGCGGCGTCGAGTGCCGCGTCGAACTTGCTGCGCGCCTTCTTGAGCCAGTCGAGGGCTTCGTCGAGGTTCTTATCGATTTCGGCCTTCTGCGCGGCGGGCAGTGCGGCCAACTGGCTGACGGACATCGCGGCGATGTCGGCGGGAAAGAGGGTGATGTCGTTCATGGCATCGCTCCTCAAACCGCCGCGCGTTCGGACGTCGAGTCGTGGAGCGCGTCGCGCTCGAACTCGATGACCGCGTCGACGGGATAGCCGACGCGCTTGGACAGCTTCAGGTAGCGCGGGCCGCGACCTTCACTGCGCCAACGTTGCAGTGTCTTGGGGCTGACGCCCCACCGCTGGGCCAGTTCGTTTTCGTTGAGCACCCGGCGGTCGCCGGGTGAAAGGCTGTTGATCGCCTGCTGCGACGACCGGGGGATACTGCTCGCTGATGTCTGCATGGAACGCTCCTGTTGCGTTGTTGAGGAACAGGTGTCATTCCAAATTTCGGGTGGCGAACCTTGAAGGGACGCAATGGCGAACTTTGCTGAAACTTCGGGTTCGCCAATCCGCGCGCGCAAACGAAAACGGCGAGCACATGGCTCGCCGTCATCGGGAATTCGGGTGGGTGGCGTCAGGCGTCAGTAAAGCCCAAGAACCGGCGCTGCTCTGCCCAGTCACGCGGCAGCAGTTCCGGACGACCGCGCAGCACATGCAGGTTCAGATGCCGGGGCTGGCGGCCTTCGACAATCGCTTCGACGATGTCCGGTGCAAGCATGGTCAGGCGCAGCACTTCGGATACCCAGCCCGGTTCCAGTTTCCGCGCGCGCGCCATATCTACCATCGTCGGGTACTCGCCGTCGTCGAGCAGCCGCTTCCAGTGGAACGCCTTGCCGAGCGTCTTGATCATCGGCGCATCCAAGCCGCCCACCGCGCCATAGGCATCGGGCGTGGGCGGGATCAGCAACTTGCGGTTCTGGCGGCGTTTGATGGTCAACGGCACCAGTGTCACGCGCTGGCCGCCGCTGACATAGTTGCGCGCATCGGCACCGACTTCGATTCGGACGGCGCGCTTGCGCGGGTTGTCGGTCGCTCCCGTCATGCCAGCGTCTCCTCAATCTGTTCCTCGACCAGCGGATGCCCGCCAATGTCGGGGCCGAGGCCAAGCCAGCCATCCTCGCGCCAGACGATGTCCAGTCCGTGGTCGTGCAATTGCACGCGCTCGACGAGCAGCCGCGTGATGCGTTGCTGCTCGGCGGGGAACAACTGCGCCCACACATCGCCGATGCGCTGCATGGCCACGACCACCTGCGCTTCGTCAAGCTGGCTGCCTGTAGGATGCTGCTGGCAGGATCGCCACACTGCGATCAGCATCTGCGGCGAAGACAGTACGGCATGGATTTGCGCCAGCACCGCGTTCTCGATTTCGGCGGCGGGCAGATGGCCGATATCGGCCACGCCGGGCGACAGGGTCGCGCCCGCGTTGCGCCGCTTGTGCAGGTAGGGAACGTAGTAGCGGTATTGCTTGCCGTTTTTCTTCTTGACAAAGGAATGCAGCATGCGTTGGCCATCAGGCGCGAACAGCAGTCCCGTCAGCAGCGCCGGATGTTTGGCTGCGTGCTCGCGCGGTGCCTGTTTGCGCCGTTCGATGAAAGCATGCGCCGCATTCCACAGGCTGGGTGTGACGATGGCTTCGTGCTGGCCTTCGTACCACTGGCCGTTGTTGGAGATCTCGCCGAGATAGATGCGGTTGCGCAGCAGCAGGAACAGGTACTGCTGGTCGATGGTGCGCCCCGGACGTTGCCGTCCGGCCTTCGTCAGCCACGCCTTCGTGGTGTGGCCTTCGATCTCCAATTCGCGCACCAACCGCGCGGCCGATCCATGCTCGCCGTAGCGCCGGAAGATGTCGCGCACCAGCGCCGCCTCACTTTCGTTGACGATGAGCTTGCGCTCGACGACATCGAAGCCCAAGGGCGGGACACCGCCCATCCACATGCCCTTGGCCTTGCTTGCCGCGATCTTGTCACGGATGCGCTCGCCGGTGACCTCGCGCTCGAACTGCGCGAAGGACAGCAGAATGTTGAGCGTCAGTCGCCCCATCGAAGTGGTGGTGTTGAACTGCTGCGTGACGGAGACGAAGGACACGCCGTTGCGGTCGAATACCTCGACCAGCTTGGCGAAGTCCGGCAGGCTGCGCGTCAAGCGGTCGATCTTGTAGACCACCACGGTGTCGATCTTTCCGGCTTCGATGTCGACCATGAGACGGCGCAATCCAGGGCGCTCCATGTTGCCGCCGGAGTAGCCGCCGTCGTCGTAGCCGTCGCCGATGGCAATCCAGCCTTCGTGCCGCTGGCTGGCGATGAAGGCGAGGCCTGCGTCGCGCTGGGCTTCGAGGCTGTTGTATTCCTGATCCAGCCCCTCGTCGGTGGACTTTCGGGTGTAGACGGCGCAGCGCTTCTTCGGCGTGACCGTCACTGGCGGATTGGTGCGCGGTGAACTCATGTCGTCACCTTCTTCGATGCGGGCTTTTTGAGGCCGAAGAACACAGGGCCCGACCAGTGGCTGCCGGTGATGTGGCCCGCAATCGAGGACAAGCTCTTGAAGCGTTGCCCGTGGTACTCGAAGTCGTTCGCGCCGCGCACCAGCACACGATGCTCAATGTCATCGTAGATGCGCGTCAGGATGGTGCCCGGTAACAGGCGCAGAGCATCGTTGCGCAACTGCTTCGGCAGGAGGCCGGTTTCGCCGATGTCCTCGAGCTTCTTGCGCAGCGAAGGTTTCAGGCCGCCGAAGGCGCGCTCTTGAATTTTGTAGGCCAGTCGAGTCTCCAGCCAGACGCGGTGATGATGAGCAGGCCGTTCATCGAAATGCTCATCCCACAGCTTCCAGAGATCGCCCATCGATAAATGGGGAAGTCCGGCGACGCGGGCGGCGACCGAGGTGATGGTGGGTTGTGCGTGTGCCGTCAT